ATGGACAACGACAAAATTGATCAACACAGCGACGAAATTGAAGTTGAGAGCGAAGAAAAAGAGCGCGGCAAAAAAATAGAAATAGATGAAGACCGACTCCCCTCCCGGGCGATGGCAATTCATGAGCATATCCGCCAGGATGGTGAAAAAGAGCTGGAACGCGACGCAATGGCGCTACTGTGGTCAGCCATTGCGGCGGGTCTGTCGATGGGCGCTTCGTTACTGGCAAAAGGGATATTTCAAGTCGAACTGGAAGGTGTGCCGGGCAGCTTCTTGCTGGAGAATCTCGGTTATACCTTTGGTTTTATTATCGTCATTATGGCCCGCCAGCAATTATTTACCGAAAATACCGTGACTGCGGTACTACCCGTCATGCAAAAACCGACAATGAGCAACGTCGGCTTACTTATACGGTTATGGGGCGTCGTGCTGCTGGGTAATATTCTCGGGACAGGTATTGCGGCGTGGGCATTTGAATATATGCCTATCTTCAATGAAGAAACTCGCGATGCATTTGTCAAAATCGGCATGGATGTGATGAAGAACACCCCCAGCGAGATGTTTGCCAACGCGATCATTTCCGGCTGGCTGATCGCCACTATGGTTTGGATGTTTCCTGCAGCGGGTGCGGCAAAGATTGTGGTGATTATATTGATGACCTGGCTTATTGCCCTGGGTGACACCACCCATATCGTGGTCGGTTCTGTTGAAATCCTCTATCTGGTGTTTAACGGTACGCTGCACTGGAGCGATTTCATCTGGCCCTTCGCACTACCTACTTTAGCGGGGAACATCTGCGGCGGCACCTTTATCTTCGCGTTAATGAGTCATGCACAGATTCGTAACGACATGAGCAATAAGCGTAAAGCAGAAGCACGCCAAAAAGCAGAACGTGCGGAAAACATTAAGAAAAATTATAAAAACCCGGCATAAATGGCGAGGGTTTAAGCAATCGAGCGGCAGCGTACTTACCCCGCACTCCATTAGCGGGTATACTCATGCCGCATTGTCCTCTTAGTTAAATGGATATAACGAGCCCCTCCTAAGGGCTAATTGCAGGTTCGATTCCTGCAGGGGACACCATTTATCAGTTCGCTCTCATCCGTACCAGTCCGCAAAATCTCCTGAATATCAAGCCTTCCGTAGATTCACAGTTCGTTATGGTTCGCGTCAGATCGTTGACAGCCGCACCCCATGACGGGTAAAAAGTGGATAAAATAATTTTACCCTCCGGATTTTTACCCATGCTCACCGTTAAGCAGATTGAAGCAGCAAAGCCGAAAGAAAAACCATACCGCCTACTCGATGGTAATGGCCTGTACCTTTATGTCCCTGTATCCGGGAAAAAGGTATGGCAGCTTCGCTACAAGATTGACGGTAAGGAAAAAATACTGACCGTAGGAAAATATCCGCTTATGACTTTGCAGGAGGCAAGGGATAAAGCATGGACTGCGAGGAAAGACATCTCGGTTGGCATCGATCCGGTAAAGGCGAAAAAGGCCTCGTCTAACAACAATTCCTTTAGTGCGATTTACAAGGAATGGTACGAACACAAGAAGCAAGTCTGGTCAGTAGGGTATGCGACTGAACTTGCAAAAATGTTTGATGACGACATTTTACCCATCATCGGCGATCTTGAAATTCAGGATATTGAGCCGATGCAACTGCTGGAAGTAATCCGCAGATTTGAAGATCGCGGTGCAATGGAGCGAGCCAACAAAGCCCGCAGAAGATGCGGCGAGGTTTTCCGTTACGCTATTGTCACCGGCAGGGCTAAATATAACCCGGCACCTGACCTTGCTGACGCCATGAAGGGATACCGCAAGAAGAACTTCCCGTTTCTTCCTGCAGACCAGATCCCGGCATTCAATAAAGCACTGGCAACATTTTCAGGAAGTATCGTATCGCTCATTGCCACCAAGGTTTTACGCTATACAGCCCTAAGAACGAAAGAGCTTCGTTCTATGCTATGGAATAACGTCGATTTTGAAAACAGGATTATCACTATCAACGCCAGTGTGATGAAGGGACGCAAAATTCATGTGGTTCCTATGTCAGACCAGGTGGTTGAACTTCTCACTACGCTAAGCTCTATCACCAAACCAGTATCAGAGTTTGTTTTTGCCGGCCGCAACGATAAGAAAAAGCCAATCTGCGAGAACGCGGTATTGCTTGTGATCAAACAAATCGGCTATGAGGGTCTGGAAAGCGGTCACGGATTCAGGCATGAATTCAGCACGATTATGAACGAGCACGAATGGCCTGCTGATGCTATTGAAGTGCAACTGGCACATGCCAACGGCGGTTCTGTGCGCGGGATTTACAACCATGCGCAGTATCTCGATAAACGCAGGGAAATGATGCAATGGTGGGCGGACTGGCTTGATGAGAAGGTAGAGTGATCCGCCTTAACAACTATCGAATATCACAAAGCCTTGCAATCAAGTGCAAAGCTTTGTGTGTCTCAGTTTTGCCTCATAGGTAATGAGGCTTTAACTGCGATGCAGTAATCCATACTAAAATTTACTTAAAATTCATAAATACACCAGATAAAAACAATCCCGCAGTTTTTATGCGGGATATACTGCATTTATTGCAACTACATTGCCATTAATATAAACATGGCCAATTCGTCATAACGAATTCCGTAGCGTCCTCCTGCTTTTTTTACAAGAATCATATCTCCTGTTTTATATTGAGAATAAATTTTCTCACCTGTATCAGGATCTGTGCTCTCTTCAGTTATCACCTCTTCATCCCATACGTCAGGCCATTCATCGTAACACCAAAAAGCATATTGCTCAGGGTTTAAACCATGCTTTCTAAGAATATCCCCTACGGTTTGAGCGCCAACGCCAAAATGATACCTGGACGACTCAATTCCTTTGTGATTAATTGAGTCATTAAATTTAAATTTATAGATGACTGACTTTATTTCAATAGCGGCATCACGCTCTGCATTAAGAATATCATATCTTGTTTTAAGAGTTTCATCTGATGTATTGATTGACCCGGTTCCTGCATAAATAACAGAGCATCTGTTTGATGGCTGTCCAATAGCTTTAACATTATCATCAACAGGAGCTATTTTATTAGCATCTGCCAACCACCAGTCTGTTCCATCAGCGTGACCGATTCTTACTCTTATCCCACTTCTAATATTTAAACTTCCAGTATTACTCTGTAAATTACAATCTCCTGACGTTGGTCCAAGCAGTACAGTTTTACCAACACCACATACTACTCTGGCATTTCCTTTTTGTGATACGAGTCTTGACTCACCTCCTGACTGCTCAGGAAGAGATTTATGGTCTATAAATGCATCGCGGGGGTTAAATACACCGTCTCCAGAATTATATCTTCCTCCTGTATAGTTGTTAAATACAGGACCCCAGTCAACGCCATTGCCTTCAGAGCACCCGACCATTCTAAGCACTCGAGTATTCCCTGCTGCATATGGTAATGAGCTTGTTGATTGCCGGGAAGCTATCATACGTGCTCCATAACCAATAGCATTACCACCATTTATAGTTACATATGCTTGCTGGCTTTCGAAATATGTACTGTAAAAGTTCATATTTCCACAGTCATGTAGATGAATAAGAACATCATCCCATCCCTGAATGGTTCCTGCATGTACCTGTACACCGCGAACTGGTTCCCCTGAAACCTCCATACACTCTGATGGTCGGCTGAATGGTTGAGACAGGTATTGCGATGTGGCAAGCAGATGTGTGTGGTGATACAGGCTGGTAATGTAGCAATCAAAAAATTGCTTTCCCGCCATACCAAAGTTATCTATGTCATTTCGCCGTATAGTAGAACCTACTGTTGCCTCAGAAGCGTTAGACACTCCAGTAAATACTAACTTATCACCGGATACGGATAATCCTGAATAAGTGAAATTCCTGCCTCCAGATCTTAAAACCCCGGACGTTTCGAAGGTGTGGCTTGCTGACCATGGGATTTCGATAGTGCTGGACGTTACCGCTGTAATTCGGAATACATCATGGGCGCGGATCGAAATACCCTTGAATCCCTGGAATCTACAGTGATAATAGTTTTCATCCTCGCCCTGAGCGGCCAGCGTGCCAGATACAGGAATGTTCGTTTTTAAAAGTGCCGTCTTGCGCCAGTATCCAACCACCTGCAAATTGCGGTATTCATTGCCAAAAGACGCACGTGACCAAATACCTACATCCCACTCATCGCCAAGACCGGTATTTGCAATGTCTTTATAACCATCCAGCCCATTGAAATATGGAACAATACGAAAGTTCTCAAGGCGAACACATCCTGTCTCTGGCATCAATATTGCGGCAGAGAATGGTTTAAGCGTGGCTCTTGTAGCCCCATTAGCATCACCGTTAGTAAAATCCAATAAATCATATGATGACGCAGGTGCCGTTGTTGTATACGGGTCTTCGGAAGATGGATTAGAAACCACACCACCACTAACATCCATATTAGAAACACAATCTACAGTATATTTTTTATTTCCTACACCGTACATCAGGAATGTGGTCCCTGTGGTAATATCAGGAGCAAATGTTGCAGTATATCCAGAGACCCATTTGCCCACACCAAGACCAATTATCCCACCACCAGAAACAGGTGTTAACGTATCCGTTATTACATACGCATTATCAGTACCATAAATAACCTTTCCTGTGTTAAGGGCAGCTTGCCACGCGGCCCAGTCTATTGACTGAGATAATGAGTCAACAAAAGGATATAAGGATTTTGCTTCAGAAATTGAAGAAAACCACTCAGATAATGGATGATATTTCCCATCCCCAATTGCTCCAAATTGTTTTACATTTAAGAAAAGAGCATTGTTTTCATGCTGAGTTATAGTTACAGCCCCGGTAAATGGCTGCCTTACCCCAATTAATGCATCACCTTTTGAATCATCATTAATGTATGCTCCTGATTGAGATAACTGCTCTTTGAAGTCTGGGCCAAACTGATCTGGATCGTATTTTAATACATTTGGAAAATAAAACTGCTGAGTGCCATAAGCATCGTAAACAACCATAGAATGGCCTTGCACGGTTACGAATTTGGCAATCTGTCCGTTATATACCGGATATCCAGCAGCGTTAATGATGATTGGTTGCGAAACAGGAACGTGAGAACCGTCTTCGTTCTCTACATAAACCTGACTCTGGTTTTCAGGATTTACCGGGTCAGTGTCAATTTTACCGATATAAATTTTGCCATTGGCTACGGCTTTAAAAGAACGCGCCATAGTGAAGAGTTGCGAAGGCATACTCACTACAACATTGGCTGTAATGTCTGTCATTTAATTTGCTCCAGATGCAAGGAATCGCCGCAGCATGGCTACGGTGAATTTTGGGCATAAAAAAACCCAGCCGAAGCTGGGTCGTTGCGTTGGTTATCTGTCAGTAGTTATGTACTGAAGGAGGTAATTCTTTATTCTTAAGTCTCATCCATGCGGAAAGATTCGTTGGTCCGTCTGGCTCATTAATATCAACATCTCGTGTGTGATTGATTAAAACGTCTCTCGCCATTCCGATAACATACGAGAACTCATGGCCATAGTCGTAGCATCTGCCTGAATAGTTCGATTGAATTTGTTTTAATGCCGGATACAGTTCGCGGAATAATGCCTGTGAACGGTTAGCATAATCCCATAACCATACAAGGCTGTTTGCTTCTTTTGCAGAAAGCTCGTTTGCTTTCTTCTCTTGTTTGCCAATGAACTCACCTTCAAGCACTACCCTGTGGATGTACTCTACGGCCAGCGGGATTTGTTCAATTGAAAGTTCATCAATGCTGTCAATACCAAAACGCTGATGAACCATATTGTATGCATCGTCATAGCGAAGTCCTTTCTTTCCTACCAGCATGTTTACTGCATCGCGTAGCGGTGTGCGTTCAGCTACTGAAGTTTTACCGCCAATAGCCCTCCTTTCTTGTGTGGTAGTAACCATTGCGTCATATGCACGGATAACCTTCAGCGCAAAGGCTGCGCTAATCCACATGGCGTAGGAGTAAACAAGCTCCTTGCACACGTAGGTTCCACCATATCTACCTTTCTTAGAAAGGACGGGATTCTTATTCTGCATATCCGCAGAATTAAAAATTTCATTAATCAATTCAATAGTTTCATTTCTACGCATGAAGAAAGCTGGCTGATGTTTTTCCTCCTTTCCAGACGCTACATGAAGGTCATTAAGCGAGTAACGCCCCTCTGAATCCATATGAATCTTGACGTCAGAAATGATGATGCTATTAGTGCAATTTACAGTTGACTTTGCTAAGCTTGACATATCAATAATACCTCGTAAGTTTTGTTGATACCGAAGCCCTGACTGTTACAGCAGTTGGGGCTTCAACGTTTTTCCACTTCATTTTGAATTTGCTTAAGTAGCATATTTGTCTCGTCAAGCCTCTTGTTAATACGGTCAAGGCTTTCTACTAAATCGTTATGTGCATGTGATACTTCGTAATTTGAGACTGATTTTTTTTCCTCTATCGTCTTTGTCAATCGTTCCCCTGATTGATACATATTGATTAACGATGTAAAAATCACGAGCAAGCAAACTACAATGATTGCGCCAGACAAAAATTGTAAAGAACGATCAAGCAATGACACCTTCATACCGTAATCCCCTCTCTCTTCAGGCTGTCCATCACTCGCTTGTAAATCTCAGAGTTAACAGATCGCCCGTTCTCTTCCGCCACCTTACGCACCAAATCCAATACTTCTTTAGGCCACCGCAAATTGAACTGCGGCATTTTGCTCATTCCTTTCATATTCACCTCACAATATAGGTCCACCGTGGACCTATTGAGAATATAGTAGAGTGCTTCTATCATGTCAATACACTAACTTGGGGTGATGGCATGGCTAGAGACGATCCGCACTTTAACTTCCGTATGCCTTTGGAAGTAAGAGAAAAATTGAAATTAAGAGCAGAGGCTAACGGAAGGTCAATGAACTCTGAGTTATTACAAATCGTTCAGGATGCTCTCTCAAAGCCATCACCGATTGCAGGCTATCGAGACGAAGCTGAACGCTTGGCTGATCAGCAAGCAGAAATTGTTAAGAAGATGGTGTTTGAAACCCTGAAAAAAATGTACGAGACCAGATAGGTCAATGTTTGTTCGTTGATATAAAATAACAAGGTATACATTGTGATTGAGATAGGCGTTATGGCCATCCTGAATCAAGAGCCAGGAAAAATTGAAAACGTTTTTTCTGACATATCAACATCTATCGAGCGTTCAATTTCAGACTTTGATCGCAGTCATAGCGGCTCTTTGTCTAAAAAACAGGCTTCTGAAGCTCTTAGCAAGATCTACTGCGTTATGTCACCTGTAGAGGAAGTTTGCAAAAAGTACATTACATTCATTGACATATTAAGTAATGGTACGGAAGAAGATATTTCCTCACTTGATATTCAACATGACGATGTAGATATGTTGAACGATCAAATATCTAAGCTTGATTATGGTATCGCGAAACTGTTGTATACCTTCTTCATCGCTGAGAACAGCGATGCGTGGAAGCCCCATATGTCAACTCTTACAACAATGAAAAACCACTCAATAAATACTTTTATAGAATACAAAAGGCTAACTATGGGGCTTGTGACGCTAGCAATGCAGCACATACCACTATCATATGCTGAACCTGAAGAGTTCACTGAAGAAGAGTTGGCTTCATTCAAGAAATCAGTTGAAGATTCACATAAAAGATTTGGCATGGAAGCACCAAAATGGAAAACCGCATAAGCATTGTTGTAGATGCAGCGGCTGGACCATTAGAACAATACTTTGCGAAGGCTCTTGCAAACTACAAAAACAGAGGCACCGTTTCAGCTTATCTTGGTAAGATTGGTGGGTTTGAGAGAAACCATCACGCCGTCTTATCGGGAATTTACAAGTCGCACATCAGGATCCCTGGAGTAGATGATCCTTGGTTAAAAACAACGCCAATACATCGTAGAGTTAGCGATAACTTTTTGATATTTGCGGTACACAACACATATCCAATTCATATCCAGATCATTGCTATCATTAAACCTGATGGTCATGAGAAGGTAAAAAAACTATTGCCAGCCATCATTGATATAACTGAAAAAAGATTCCAATCTCTAAATGAGAGGGAGCTTAACTCGTTGATTTCATACAAATAAAATATCAACTAAGGAGGTTGGTGTGTTTGGTATATTAACGAGAAGCAAGATAAAAAAATTAAGGGCAGAACTCGCCGAAACACAAAAACTGGCTTCACATTTTTACAAAATGAAATACGACGCTGAAGAGCGTGCATTTGTTGAGTTATGCGATTTATCTATTCGTATGGGAGTAGAGCCAGATGTAGCGGCAAAAACCCAACAAGGCATTGATATACTTGCAGATGTTGTTTTAAACAGGCAATATGCGTTTTATCTAAACGAGAAGGCCATTCAGATTTACTCTCAAATCTTCCTCCTAGAAAAAAGAAGAGGAACTCACGATCGAGAAGAGTGGTTAAATGAAGTTGTTAAAAAATCTGGCTGGGAAGTTGTTTCATCAGAGCTACCTCTTATTTGTGCTGATTTAATCGAAGAGGCAAAAGAGCGCCTATCCGATGGCTAAACGAATCCATCCGTGGATTACTAATTACTCCCGATCCATTCCGCTTAGCGATGCCACAATCCCAACCCTCGCTAAGCGCTGAAACTCTTCGTTTCCGACGGTATCACGTATCGCTTTTACAGCAGCTTTATTTGCCATAAATCTGCGTTCAGCCGCCGCTAATGCACCATCACTTGCCCCAACCTTAACTGCCTTTGTTGCCTCTTGAACAGCCTTTTCAATAGCGTAACGACCACTGCGAGATGCAGCTAACTTTTCTATCGTCCCTTTAGCTATAGATCCAGAAATAGCCCCCACAACACCGCCAACAATCCCTCCACCAGTGGTACCAACAATAGCCCCTGATGTTGAATTGCCTATTGCATTGAGAACTGTCATGACAGCTTTTGGCAGTCCTTGCTCAAGAGAGTTAATTGCCGGTATAGAGCGCCCCGTATGCTCTACATATCGCAGTGGTCTGGTTGCTGCTCTGGCAAGGTCGCTGTATGCCCTAGCAATCTTACCCATTTCTGGCGAGTGCTTGCTAATGGCAGTAATATTCTGCGGCGTAAGGATCGACGCTATATGGAATACGCCAGCAGACTCTGATTTACCGCCACGCACCCCTTGCGATACCGCATCTTGTAATATTGATGCAATTGCTGGAGATCGCTCAGACTCTGGCAGTGCGCCAATAATCTGATGAAACTTTCCTGTCCCACTTTTTGATGAATTTTGCAAGGCTTTAATACCATCAGTGACTAACTGATCAGTTGCAAGGTTTCTAAACGCAGCTTCAGCCTGTTCTTGTGCTGTAAATCTTGCTTTTGACAGATCATTAGCTTTTTGCCAGTCATCAAGAAAACCGCCATTTTGAGCCATTATGCGCATATCTTCCGTTGCTGCATCACGAAGCTCCGCCATGCGCCTTGCCGTATTTGCCTCACCAGACCTTATATACTTCTGCTCAGCGTCAGCAAGTTTACTTCGCCATGCCTTCATGGCATCAAACGTGATTCCTTTTTTACCAGTTTTAGCATAAGCAGATGCAAATTGTTTCATCTCAGGAGTTAGCGGCATACCAGCCAAAATATCACCCTGAATTGTAGCGTTCAGGTTTGACATTCTGGCCTTTGCGTCAGGCATCGTGGAGCGGACGCTATCCCATGCTGCCTTTTCTGAGTTCTTCATTTTATCAATACTTGCTAAAACTCTTTGTTTTATGGCTGCACTTTTTTCTGATGCAGAGCCAGCCTCAGCACCAAGTTCATCAAGTGCTGAGTGGAATTTCGACTGTATTTCACTAAAAGCCCTAGTATGTGCATCCTGAACAATTCCTGGTTCGGATGCCAATATCCCTTCGGCTTGTGCAATTCCACGACTTCCAGATCGCATTCCTGGTGTTAATGCGTTTATATCAATTCCAGCAGACTCAGCCGCTTTTGCTACATCTTCGGACACATTAGCGGCCTGACTGGCAATTGACTGACGCCCAGCACCTGACTTTGCCATCCTGGAAACATCATTAGCAGAATTCAGTGCTGCACCACCAAGAGCCTGTGAAACCCTTGGCGCAATAACGCGCCCGACACCTGAAAGAACGCCTTGAGCACCAATATTGATACCACCGTTAATGGCAGCATTTTGTGCAAAATCACCCTCCTGATTTGCAGCATCAGCAAGAGAACCGGCAATCATGTTTCCTGCGGAACCGATGTCTCCTGCGAGCTTTGCTGGCGCTCCAGCAGCTTTTGCCGCTGTGCCAATTGGCAGGAGATACCCACCAATTGTTTCACCGGCTTGCGCGTAAGGGTCTGTCGGTCGATCGACTGGACGATAGACATCATCCAAAACCTTGGGGCCACCAAGCCCCTGGCTGATTGCATTAATCAGACTTGCGCCACCCTGCAATACGTCAAATGGTATGTTTACCAGACCACGGCCAGCCTGTTCTGCAATTTGCCCTGCGCTTTGACCACCAGTGAGCCAGTCAGTAGCTTTTCCCACCAGAGATTGTTCTTCTGGCTGCGATTGGTTTTGAGTGGATTGATCACCAGAAGACAGCATCTGAGCAATGCGACGTGCTCCCTCAGTATCGCCGGCAGCATCAGCATTCCTTAACGCCGTCATCAACTGTTCACGACTATAGGCCATTACTGCCCTCCGAGATATTTATTAATCAGGTCATCATCAGAAAGCTGCTGTTGAGACGGTTGTATGTCCTTCCCGTATTTCTGTTGCATACGTTTCTGAGCCATCTCAGTGGTTTTTATGATTGTTTTGATAGCTGCTCTGGCTGATTTTTCAGACTGATTTGGGGACAAACTACCAATAGCATCCATTACCTTTTGCCCCTCGGCATTACTTAAAGCCCCCATCCCTTTCATCTGCTGAATGCCAGATAAGAATCCCTGAGATTTCAGTGTGTCAACCAGAGTTTCTGTATCAGCAGCCTCTGTTCCTGGAATGAATCTACTCGATAGTGGATTTAGGTTTGTTCCGAAATATCCCGTGAATCCTGGGCTATTAAGAACTTTTGTAGCCGTCTCTATCGTTCTGGAGAGATTATCCATTCCAGAGTTGTACGTATCGGCCTTATCTCGCTTTGCCTGCTCCATAGCTTGCTGATTCTGCAATCTCTTGTCCTGCAATTCAGCAAGTTTTAAGGCATTAGTTTCATTTGCGATGAGTCTGTCGTATTTCTTGTCCTCTAATTCCATTCGACGAAGATTGACATTTTGTTGCGCAATATTGTTGCTTGCCCACCCTCTGGCATTTGTCATGTCATTATTACGGATTGTTTCGTTAATTCTTTGCTGCTCCTGCTGGCGACCAACCATCTTGTCCTGTAAATCCCAATACTTTTCATGGCCTAATGCAAACTGACCATATTGTCCGATAAGTTGTGATGTTGCTTGTGGGTCTTTTTGATACATGCTGAGGAGTTGTTGTGGGTCTACCCCCTGATTAGACAATCTGGTTGCATTGTTTCCAATCCACTTGCTAAATGCATCACCACCCATCATGGAGGCAATTTGACCGCCTGCCGCTAGATTGCCAATTTCATCACGCTGGTCTTCGTCTGCCCACTTCATACCAGACTGAATCTTCTCTAATTGACCAGGATATTTGGTCATCAGATCTCGCACCTGCTGTCGATCACCTGACTGGATGGCTGCCGCATATTCTTTTTGGAATGCAACATCCGCTTCCTGTTGCTTTGCGGCTTGATATGTTTGAGCGACACTACCAAGCCCCTGCAACGCCTGAAGGCCGATGTTATTGCGACCTGAGCGCTCCATTTCGTTGTTCTGGCGAATATAGGCCAACGCCTCACTTACATCACTTGCCTTTGGCGCATTTGAGTTTTGCCCACCGATACCAGCAAGAAAGCCGCCTGAGTTGATTCCTTGTTGCCAAGTAGCCATATTCCCACCTTAAAACAATGATCCAAGACCACCGATAACACCGCCAGCAAGGGCACCAATACCAGTCCCAATAACAGGAACTGCACTACCAATCATTGCACCTGATGCGGCCCCACCAAGGGCACCTGTAGCAAAACTCTGTAGGCCTGAAGGCTTATTCGCATTTGCTGCCGCTGCTGCCGCCTGCTGTTGGTACAATTGGCTGACGTTGTTAGCGTAGTTCTGCCCAGCGTTTGCCTGACCTGTAAGAGCACCAAGGCCAATGTTTGCCAGATTGTTGTAGTTGTTCATCTGACCTGACAGCCAGTTTTGACCGAGTGTAGGTGCGATTGCTGCTAACTGGTTTCCTGTTGCTGTAGAGCCTAATCCACCCGTTGCCTCTGCTGCTGCCAGACTCTGGTAACGCGCCTGACCTGCAAGGTCTTTGTACTGCTGGGAGTTGTAATACTGGTTAAGCGCCTGACCTTGCCCCTGAAGAGAGGAAAGATTTTGCAACTGTGATACGTACTGCTGAGCGAGTGGCGTGAACGGTGCAAGGTTTTGCATGTTCGTCTGCCACATTTCACGCTGCAATTCGATGCCCTTTTCAGTTGCGCGTGCCTGTGCCTTTGAACCGCCATCACTGCCACCTTTGCAGTAAACAGCTTTGCTGAGGTGCTTATTGGCAATCTGGAAAATTAACATTCGTTAGCTCCTCGTATTTTGAGCGCGGTAACTGATAAATCGTGATGCCCACAGGCTTTCCATTGCTGGTATAAGCATCATCAAGGTGACCAACACGGGTAGCGCCAAGCAAACGGATAATTGCCCGTCCGTATTTCGTTGTGTCAGGAACCATGGTGATGCTGTTAAGGAATGGTGAGTTTTCGAGAAGCCATTTGCAGAATAATCGATGCCCTTGCAGTGCATATTCACCACGGAATCCGTGGTCGTACACCGCATGACATTCAACAACGCTATGCCAGAAGTTACGCACTTCATGAACGCCAGCCAGCACTAATCCTTCGTAGATGCCGAGATATACCGCATCAGGCTTGATGTAGTATTTATCTCCACTGTCTACGATATTTCCCGTGTTTGCCGGGTTGTTGAGGAATTCTGCAAGCTTCACCGGATTATCGATGAGCTTTATTTCCATCACTGCTCCGCAATGATTTTGATGGTTGTGGCAGTAAACGCCGCCCCATTTGACTGAATGGTTAACGTACTGCCATTTGTGGCAAGAAAGCCGTCTTTATCCACGCTGAAGAACGTAGCTAACAGGATGTTATCGGTTGTTGTCGCCGAGTTGCGACTGCTTACCAGTGTGTCAGGAACAGATCCGGAAAAGGTTAGCTGCATTGACCTGTTTGAGGTTCCGCTTGGCCACGTCCCGACAATCGACAGCTTGAAGAACAGGGTTTTGTTCTCGTTGAACACAACCATCTTGTTGTTAACGGTGTCGAAGAATGGTGCCAACGTGCCTGATGACGGCGTGAGCGTTTTCAGCAGGCTAACAAGGTTGGTAGGCGCTGTCGGAATTGTTACAGATACTCCTGAGTAAACAACCTCTGATTTCTTGCGCGTGGTGGCATACTCAAGCGCAGATATTCTTGTTGAGTGATCACCAACTGTGCTTTGTAGCGTCGAAATACTTCCCTCTGCCGCTGTGAGCCTGGTATCAAGTGCGTCGATATCGGTTGTATTCTGAGTTATTCGCGCATCATGGTTTGCTAACTCAGATTCATTGGCAGCAATTCGCGTCTCGTGATCAGCCAGCTCTGTTTCGGCAGCCGTAATCCGTGTTTCATGATCTGCAAGAGTGCTTTCCGCTGCTGCGATTCTATGCTCATGATTGACGAGAGTTGCTTCAGCAGCAGCAATTCTGGATTCATGGTCTGCAAGGGTGACATCCTGCTCATCATTCTTCACCTGTGCATCATAAGCCCCCTTCCCTGCTTCGTTGGCCTTGTTAGCCACATTACCAACATCAGTACCCTGTGCAATAACGTACAGCAGATATGACTGCGAGAAGATATTGCGTGGAAGGACTGATGTGTCGAGTCGTGTAGCCTGAATGATTACCGGCTCATTGAGATTCGAATCAGCCATTACTCAATCCTTATCTGGCAGCCTGACAGAGTGACAGGTGACTTCGTGATAACGCGCAATTTGAAGCCGACATTTTTCCTGATGCGCCCGACTCGCTTCCACAAAACACGTTTGTCGTAAACGAAAGGTTCATTCTGCTCAATCATCTGCTCACGACCATAATTTATGCCGTCAGTGGTTGCAGAGAGGAACAGGCGGTCGGCGTACTGCGCAACTCCAGTTGACGATTCAACTTCAAGGTCGAAAACTCTGGCGTTATCCGCTTTGAACAACGGAGTAAACAGCAGGTGTTCCTGCTGCTTGTCGTACTGGCTGCTGATATCGAACTGCAATTTCCCGGTCACGGATTCCAGCTTATCGCCGCACGTTATCTGATTTCCTTCGTAAATGAAGTCAATAGCGCGGTACGCATCGTCATATAAGCCTGTTTTCAGCACACACCATTGTGGGCCATTGGCGCTTGAAGATGCGTCGTACACCAGAACATGGCGCGGCAGGTGAATAATCAGCAACTCATGAGCATCAAACCGCAACGATTCCATCACGCCATCAGCCAGTTCATCAGCAGTGTAGGAGCGGAGGATTTTCTCAATGCTCGCGCTGGCGATTGGTGATACCTGACCGGAGCCGATGATGTATACAGACGGCGCACCTGTTGCCGGATTGCTGATGAACGCATAAGAATCAGCGAATGGTGTTTTGCAGTAAGTCCCGGCAATACCTTTCTGCACCATCAGCGATGGCTGTGCGACATACAAAGCGGCACCAACGGTGGTTTCCCCCGTCAGGGAGAAATATTCAATCGTCGATGAGCCAAAGCAGACGATGAAGTCTCGCCATGTTCCGATGCCGATGATGCCGTCAGGCTGTGATTCTGCCCGATATTGTGCGCTGTATCGGTCAGGATGCGATTCGTCTCCAAGGTCAGTGATAAACCATGAATCGGTGCCGTCTTTTGACCACGCATAACGGCCACGTAAGCGCGTAATGTCGCGGACTGAGCCTAACTCGTACTGTGTGAATCCGCTGTCTGTAGGCCAGTTTGAGACGGTTTTAACCGTGCCATCATAGCGATACTCGACCAGTTGACCATTAACGCCTACCGCCTGTGATGTCCGACCATGCGCCATTGATACGCGACCACTTCCGGCAACATCACCGACTTCACTTTCTCCTTTGTAGAGCTTGCCACCACAGACACGATAAACAGCATTCTGCGCCATGTTGTACTCGACTCCGCGCGATACACCGTTCACATCAGAACGTTTGGTAATGCCCGGGAATGAGCGAAGATATCCGCTGCTGTTCAGGATTTCTTTGGGTGTAGCCAACATATTCACTGGCAGATAGTCGATATAGTCGGCGTTTCGAAAGTCTTTGCCGACACCTTTCATAAGCGGAAGTTGCTGAATCGGCATTTATTCACCTCACGTACTCGGATCATCTTTCTCGATGTAAAACCGATTCCACGTAAACGCGCTTTTGTTACCACTACCGCGAGGCATGTCATTTCGCCGCTCAAGTGGTGGTATTTTGGTTAAAGCGATACAGATTGTTTGATATGCACTGTCAGCAGCGGTAAGGAGAGCGTCTGACGGCTGAATGACGTTATCCATGCACACTTGCACAGCGAGTTTCAAAGCGACGCCATCATTTGCCCATGCAGGGATACCTGAGTCATCGTCTGGTAACGGCATGATGCCGTTTTCTGTATCAGCAAACTGATACCCAAGCTCGATACCTTTAGCCTGCCATGCTGCCATCATGTCTTCGAGGTCATTAATGGCATCTTCAATCGCCTGAGGGTCAGCATCTGTCAACGTGGCATTGGAATACAGCCCGGCTTTTCGTAAAGCCTTTAGAACGAGATCACCCTTCGTTTTCGCCATCTTCTTCCGCCTTAGCCACTTTTTGCTTCGCTGCGGTTTCTTCAGGAGTTTTTACCCAGCCTTTTTTCAGGTGAGATTTAACTTCTTCGTCATCAACAATGATGTAATCGACAGCAAACTGACCACAGGTGATCATGTTGCCAGGCTTATAGAGCATTGTTCGTGCCATTGTCTTCTCCCAATAAAAATGGGGCCGAAGCCCCACCAAAATTACTGCCCGGCAATAACGATGCCCGTATATTCAGGAACAAGTACAGAGCAACCGTACAGAGTGGTGAAACGAGCAGTGGTTACGCCTTTGATGTGGTCGAAGGCGTAAGACATGATCAGCGTAGCGCCCTGCTCGGTGGTTGCTGTCATTACCTGTGGACCCTGACCAGTCGGGAACGCCAGCTTGCCGTACATCAGTTCAACAGAACCATCAGCCCAGAACAGGTTAGCCGGTGCGGCATTTTTGTTGAGAATGGTAATTGCTGCACCATTTGCCGCGTTAGCATCAACGTTTGCATATGGACGGCTGGCGACATCTGCGTTGTCAGGCGGCAGAATTTTCGGGGAGATAGTTACTGTCGTTCCGCTTACTGCCAGAACGCGGAATACCTGCGGCTGCCCGGTGGTGTCTTTGGTGATCTGGTGTACAGAATTCACGCCAGCAATGGTGAACGCATCGCCAACCTGCAACCCAGATGCAGATACCGTAATAGTCCCCTGTCGGTTATCCACTGGCATATCGTTGACATCTTTCGCTTCAACCTTGTGCGCAGGTTCTGCCGCCAGCGTCAGGGAAGTTGCTGTACCCTTCGGAACACGACCAGAAATATCGGTCTTGTAGCTATCGAAGGACGCAACCGGAGGGATCTGCGCTTTTTCGTATGCTGTCAGGGTTGCACCCTGAGCATAGGCACGGTGACCAAGCTCGCCAGCAAGGTCTTTGTAGTTGAAGGGGTTCCAGAAAGAGCGACGGTTGATACCCTGAGGTACACCAATCGCCGTCATGGTGGCATCAATACCTGCCGCACAGTTCCACAAATCACGGCCCTGTGAACCTGTGGTTGAGTCAGCCATCGTGATCACGTTAGTAGCACGCTGCGTCACCATGGAAATCAGGTCAGAGTCAATCTGTGCAGCAAGGCGCATACCTGCGGCGCGACCAGCTTCAGTTTTATGTTCCGGGTCACGCATTTCACGCGCATCCAGAGTGTACAGAATGTTTTTCGGCTCCTTGAACACAGAAGGAACAAGGCGCTGAACCAGTGCTGTTGGCGTTTTGCTGCTGAGGTCGAGGCCTTCCTCAATGTTCATGTGGTAATGCTGCGGACGATACAGAACATCACCTGCTCGCTGCATTGCTGTATCACCGGGACGGAATTTTTTAGCGTTACGGGAAACTACGCAGGCGGCCTCAAAGCCTTCAACGTAGTTTTCGAACATGATTTCAAGGTCTTTTGCTAATTGGTTAGCCATGCTTAATGCTCCGATAGGTTATTTTTTTGCCTTTTTAGCGGCGAAATACGGCGTCCAGTCACCAGTTTCCAGCGCCTTGGCTTTCAGTTTGTCGAGGTTATTGATTACTGCGCCGTTGCTCCCCTTAACTGTCGGGGTTGTGGCTGCCGTGGTTTTTGCTTTTGGCATGATTCTGGCCTTCGATTCGATACGTTCCAGCAGACGACCAATTGCTACGGGGTTGGTAGCTTCTGCCAGTTGCTTGCGCAGTTCAGCGTTGCGGCCGAGCGCCAGAACAACGATTTCCGGCTTCTCTGACTCAAGAAGGATCATGTCCTGAATATGAACAGGAACATCTTCGCGTACAGCCTGCTCTGCATCCTGGTAGCCAGCCACTTTCAGTGCTTTTACTCTCTGCATGTAATTGGCTGCTTTCTGCTGAAGCGTTGCGGTACGCGCCTCTTCCTCTCGTTTCCGCTCTCGTACTTGCTCCTGGTATTTGCCGTTTTCCTCTGCCCACTTAGCCATACGTTGCTGATAGATTTCTTCATCGAAACCGATGTCCTCATCATCCAGTTTTGGCATTCGCGGTGGTTGAGTGATTACCGGCTGCTGCTCGACGGGTTTCTGAGACTGACGCATCAGCTCTTTCAGCTCGCGGTCTTTCTCTTTAATCGTCTTGCGCAGGTGTTTTACCAGTCCATGCTCTGCGCCATCTTCGCTGGTTGGCGAATCCAGCTTTTCGTCACCAAAGTAGAATTCCTGTTCTGATTCGTCGTCATCAGTTTCAGTAGCTTCCTCTGCATCATTGCCGGAGGACTCACTGCCATCTTCTGTTTCGACTTCTTCAGCCAGTTCGACATCATCAGGAATCTGCTCTGACGCGTCGGTTTCGATTTCAACTTCTGGTGTGTTTTCTGCCATCTGGTCCATTTGTTACCCCTGTTTACTCGATGTTCAGCCCATCGGAAGGCAATAGGGTGCCAGGCCTCATAAAGACAGCCATTGCACGTTATGGGTTAATTACTGCTGTGGTTGTTGCTGAGTTGATTTTTGCAGGATGCTGCTGATGTCCATGCGCTGCGCATGGCCCTGTGCCTGACTTTTCAGGACAAGCTCTGCATCAGCACGGGCATTGTCTCCTTGCTGTTGCTGGAACTGTCCGAGCAGTTTCAGAGCCTCGCGGATATCAGATTTCTGCTGGCTATCGGCAGATGCGAGGATTTTCACAACATTTGCCGCTGCAACCTGAGCATCAGTCTGTGCCTGGAATGCTTTAACCTGAATGGCTGCCTGTTCGTTCTGCGCTTTCTGCAATTCAGCCTGACCAGCAAGAAGTTGACCTTGCGCAGCAACCATAGCCGGATCTGGCTGACCGGCCTGTTGTTGTTTCGCCTGTTCAACCATTTGCTGTTCTTCAGACGTTCTCGGCTTGATAACGCCAGACAGAAGCAACTGATTGCGGTTGTATTCTTTAAGGTCGTCCATCCCTTCGCCGTCCATATTGTCGAGAATCATCGACGATACAAGGTCGTGCTTCGGCGTTCCTGGTGGGATAAGTGCCAGCATGGAAAGTAACGACTTAACCGTTGCATCACGGCGAGTAGCGAACGACTGACCGACATCGACAGTCACTTCATAGTTTCCCTGCGAAAGGTCGTTAAGCGCGATAACCTGCCCTGTCTGACGGTCAACCACTTCACCAGTCATCAGCGCCACGTCATCGCTGCCGTCCTCATTAACGATACGCATCGGCGTATCACTGCCATAGACCTCACGCGCCATAGAAAGCCACACAACGCCAGCGCGACGCATGGATTTAGCCATGTTGTCCATGTAGATATAGGACTGCGTATCCATCCGGTTAAAGATGCTATCAACGGTATCGGTAGCGACGTTGCTCGGCATGTTCTCAAGCTGCGACGCACCTGTAATTTGCTGAATAGCCGTTCCGGTGTACTGCAATAGCCCGGCAAGAGCTGGAGGCATTTGTGTCGGAGGTGTCCAGCCAGCAACCTGAGCCTCTGAAATGACCGTTCCGTTTTTGTCCTTCTTGCTGGTCATGGGAAGAACTGCAGGTCTTTTCTTATTCCTCTCTGCCCAGTGATTCATTAATGGACCGGGAATGAAATCAACATCCACGATAGGAATGCCATCACCGCCAGCCTGAGTAGCGTTATCTGCAATCATGGAAACCATCAGGTTCTCAAGACGCTGTGCATCCATCGCTTTTGCAGCGTGGCCTTCGATTCGTTCCTGATTATCAACAAATGAGCGACGCCCATATACCGGGATGAGAGGAATATGCTCACCCGGAATACGCTTCGGTTCTTCCAGCCATTCAGCGCCAGACAGAAGACCGCAATAAACGCGGCGCTTCTTCACCGTTCGCTCGCCAATCAGTTCGAATGCACCATCGGTCAGCTCGTCGACAATATCTTTGATTTGCTCTTCATCATAGATTGCCGTTTCTCCGCTGACAGGATTGCGCCACGCCGTGAGCTTCACCTTCTCTATGCGAACTTCGTAGTAGCGTCCAACATAGATGGCATCAGGTGTTGACCAGTCATATTGAGTGCCAGTGTCATCACGAGAAAGGCTTGCCGCGATGGAATCGGGGTATTCAGCCTCGAACGCTTTAGGCGTCATGGAGAACATTTCCATAGCCCACATAGCATCAGAGCGGTCATATTGCTTGCTGTCCTGATCGAAGAAGACGCATGTCGCTGGGTCGTAAACAGGAAGAAGACTGATGCGTCGCTGCTCGTTACTCGGATCCATTTCATCTTCGTAATCAGCACACATGCGGAAACAACCGAATCCGCCCGTTACAGCATCATCAAATGCGTTATCACACGCTTCGCCACCGGATGTTTCCTGATAATCAGCGCGGAATTTGCCGTTCATCTTTTCGGCTAACGCTTCCGATGCCTTGTCATCCTTCGGCCTGAATTTAACGCTGATGCGATTCTGTCGATACTCGCCAATGATGCGATCACATTCACGGGCAATCTTATTCAGTTCAAAGCGCGGGTAATGCTCAAACCTGCCTTCATCAAATGAGTAACCAGCGTTTGTGCTGCCTTCCCACTGTGCGCCGGACACCCGGACGAAACGTTGAGCCTCAATAATCTGCTTACGCATATCCTGCGTTGCTGACCAGGCATTATCAAAGTTGCACAGCACCTTGCGATGCCAGTCAGTCATCTTTTTTTCTGCCATATCAACCTACACCACAAGGAATTGAGTAACTGGAATAGTCGGGTTGCGCAGCCGACTCCGGGCAATGCATACACATCATCAGCGCATCAGCCAGGTTAGGAGATGGAATACCGAGCTTCTGCTTCATTTCGACCTTAGTCATAAGCTCCAGCTTCCCGTTGTTATTGAATTTGCGCTGAATCTGCGTCAGTTCTGCAAACAGCTTCTCCAGCATCTTCTCGCCTATCGCTTCTTTGTCGAAGCTCAGCATGTCGTCGGGGTCTGCATACTCACCGTGGACAACCGCCCGATATGTCAGATACAACCTGTCAGCCAGCGCGTAATAGAATTGCGCTCGCTTATTGCGGAACACATCGCCAATAGTGCGAACGTTGTCGCCCTGCACGACTTCATCAGCCCATGCTCCAGCCTGATATGGTGCATCTTCATCAAATGGCGATTCGCTGCCCTTGAACATCGTGGCGGTGATTTTCTTACCGGAGAACGCTTCCGTTGTCTGTCTGCGTAGCCCTGCACCGACACCATCACCATCCCACAAGTAGTGGTCAGCACCGTCTTCAATCGCCAGCGAAGTAGCCCAGTCAGCCCCCTCGTTGATGTCCATCAGCAGACCTTCGGCAATGCGCTTAACTACCGAACCGTGACGCGATGCATAACCTTTAGCATCCGGCCCTGTATCTGACGGGTCATGTGCAGAAACAACAGCGCCTTTCGCTTTCCATCCTAGTTTCTTGTGCACATCGGTTGCGGCTTCAAGCCATTCACGTTTGATGATTGCCATATCACTTGCGCTTACCGGCTCACCAAGCCAGATGTGACGATACAGTGTCGGATTTCTGCGTTTGCACTCTTCCATCTCCAGACGGAGAACTTCAGGAAAGTGCGGGTTGTCGGTGTAGTTCACCGTCAGCAGACAAATATCATCAGGAGGATTTACGACGAATCGCTGATAGGTATCGTCGAGGATGTTCTTCGGGTTAAAGCTCACCCATATTTCAGAGAACGGCTTACGGATGGTTGGTATCAGGATATCCCATGATTCCTTCGTTACCGCCTCCGCTTCTTCCACCCAGCAGATATCAATACCTTCGAGCGATTTAATCTTCGTCGGGTTGTTTTTGATGCCGTAGAACATGAATTCAGCATTCGTTCCGAGATGACGAATCATTGAACGCTGAATTTCAAACTCAGCCGAATACCCTTCACGCTCGATGGTATCTTCAAGCAACCGGATTACCGAATCGCTGATACTGTTTTGCAGTTCACGAGCGCAGAGAATACGCACAGGCTGCCGACGCGCCGCTTCAACAAGCAGCCTCGCAATTGCCCATGACTTACCGCTACCTCGACCGCCTTTGGCAACTTTGTAGCGATGCGCCTCAATGAACGGTTCAAAGATAGGATTAATCGAGGTCATTTTCCGAATAGAGTGCTCATCGGTGATGTTTCAATCTGAATTGCGCCGCCGTCTTTGCCTGTTAGCTCGTGATCAACCTTGTCGCGCCATTTATCCTTCTGTCGGTTCTTAAGCCAGAAGATGGCGGCGGTTGTATCAGGCGGGTAATACTTCTCAAGCGGAGTTTCGACAATTCTGTTTTCAATAACACGAATATCGATGTCTGGAGCCACGAAGCCCATAGCGCGTTGATAAAGACGATCACTAACTTCTGCATCAGCGACGGCCTTACCCTTTTTTATGGACTCTAAAAACTCCGGATATTCCAATTTCCAATTGTTGATTGTTGCCTCGCTAACTTCAAAGAAGTCCGCGAGTTCGGCGTCTGTATAGCCCAGCAAGCACAGTTTGCGTGCCTGTTCGGCATACGCCTCTTGATACTTCGTTGGGCGCGCCATGTTTATGCTCCGGTAGTGAACAGGTCTAACGCTTCCTTCGATTTACGCACCGCTTCGATTGTGCGGGTCGTGATATCTGAATTAGCGCCGCCTGACTGGAAGTGAATTTTGAATAGCTCAAGCTTCAGCTCGTCAGTGCCAATGAACTGAAATGCTTCCTCTGCGGCTGCGTTCTGGTTCATGACCAGTTTGTAAATCTCTAACTGGAATTTCTGTTCTTCAGTCATGGGAATAATCTCTGCCATTGTTGGCTCCGTTTATCCGTTAAAAGGGATATCAGTTAAGTTATCCCGTGTAGGGTATAAGCCATTGTCGAGACCACTCATTGAATGGTCTCTGCAATAACCGATGTCTTTCCATCAGTCCGCCACCACAAAGAATCTTTTTTGCCATAAGGCAGGAGGTTCATCTTTCAGTGGCTGCCAGTGTTATTTCCCCACTTACTGGCTTGGGTTGTTTCGCTGTACTGCCGTAACTGGTTTCCCAGAATAAATTCCGGTTTCATTATCAAGCCCACCCGTAGATGGGCTTTGTAATGACTACAGTAACGGACTGCACAATGCGCCTGTATTTCAAGGATGACGTCCAAATACGTTAATCTTCTCGCGAACGCTCTCACTACACATTCGCTCTACAATTCGCCAAACAGCCTTTTCAGGTAAAAATTTTGGCGCTAGTGCTGAAATAGCACGCCACAGACCTCGACTAAGCGAGCACGCTGTGCTACCGAAACTAAAGATGGCGAACGAAATAGACGTGATAAACGCCCAGCAACCAGAGAGAAAAGTTGAGATGCGGTGATAAAGCTTAGTCATGTATTGCTCCTGTTTTTTTTGGTTTTCATCGCCCGATCATTTCAGGCATTGCGTCCTGATGTATTCCTGCAGGTAGTTAACCTGCGCGGTTATCCTGTCGATTCCACTTCGGAGACGGTAATAATTGAGTTCAGCATCTGCTGTAAGTCTTGGGCTTTCTCCATCGCCCATGTGCTGGCTCCGGTCGTTGACTTTGCACAGGTGGCGGCGACTTGCAGGCGCTTACGACCAGCAGAAACATCAGCACGGAGACTTTCGATAGTCGCGTTAGCATCAGCAAGCTCCTTTGTGTATCTGGCGTCAAGTTCTGCTACATCACGTTGACGCTTCTGCATATCAGCGATGATGGATATGGCTTTATCGCGCTGCTCTTTGTAGGTCATGGCGTTATCACGGTAATGATTAACAGCCCATGACAGGCAGACGATGATGCAGATAACCAGAGCGGAGATAATCGCGGTGACTCTGCTCATACCTCAATCTCTCTGACCGTTCCGCCTGCTTCTTTGAATTTTGCAATCAGGCTGTCAGCCTTATGCTCGAACTGACCATAACCAGCCCCCGGAAGTGAAGCCCAGATATTGCTGCAACGGTCGATAGCCTGACGGATATCACCGCGATCAATCATCGGTAAAGCGCCACGCTCTTTAATCTGTTGCAGTGCCACAGCGTCCTGGCTTTTCGGAGAGAAGTCTTTCAGGCCAAGCTGCTTACGATAGGCATCCCACCAACGGGAAAGAAGCTGGTAACGGCCTGCAGCTGTTGATTTGAGTTTGGGGTTTAGCGTGACAAGTTTGCGAGGGTGATCTGAGTAATCAGTGAATAGCTCTCCGCCTACAATGACGTCATAACCATGATTTCTGGTTTTCTGCCGTCCGTTATCAGTTCCCTCTGACCACGCCAGCATATCGAGGAACGCCTTACGTTGATTATTGATTTCCACCATCTTCTACTCCGGCTTTTTTAGCAGCGAAGCGTTTGATAAGCGAACCAATCGAGTCAGTACCGATGTAGCCGATGAACACGCTCGTTATATAAGCGAGATTGCTACTTAGTCCGGCGAAGTCGAGAAGGTCACGAATGAACCAGGCGATAATGGCGCACATCGTTGCGTCGATTACTGTTTTTGTAAACGCACCGCCATTATATCTGCCGCGAAGGTACGCCATTGCAAACGCAAGGATTGCCCCGATGCCTTGTTCCTTTGCCGCGAGAATGGCGGCTAACAGGTCATGTTTTTCTGGCATCTTCATGTCTTACCCCCAATAAGGGGATTTGCTCTATTTAATTAGGAATAAGGTCGATTACTGATAGAACAAATCCAGGCTACTGTGTTTAGTAATCAGATTTGTTCGTGACCGATATGCACGGGCAAAACGGCAGGATGTTGTTAGCGCAACCTCTTGCCACCCGCTTTCACGAAGGTCATGTGTAGAAGGCCGCAGCGTAACTATCACTGATGAATTCAGGATAGCCAGTGGCTACGGCTCAGTTTGGGTTGTGGCGGCCGGAATCGAACCGGCTTCCATCGGTGCGCTGCCGATTGCAGTACGCGCGGCGGTCAGCTACATGACTAGTATTTTCACTGTCGCCTATCTGCTAGCTCGCCATTGAGCTTCACCACAACGATAAGAGCACTGCGCGGCACCTTTCACCAATTCCGCGAGGTCTGCGGGTTCAATGCTCTTACCTGTTGCACAGATATAAAAAATCCCGAAACCGTTATGCAGGCTCTAACTATTACCTGCGAACTGTTTCGGGATTGCATTTTGCAGACCTCTCAGCCTGCGATGGTTGGAGTTCCAGACGATACGTCGAAGTGACCAACTAGGCGGAATCGGTAGTAAGCGCCGCCTCTTTTTATCTCACTACCACAACGAGCGAATTAACCCATCATTGGGTCAAATTTACCCAACTTTATTCAAAAAGTCAATATCATGCCGTTAATATGTTGCCATCCGTGGCAATCATGCTGCTAACGTGTGACCGCATTCAAAATGTTGTCTGCGATTGACTCTTCTTTGTGGCATTGCACCACCAGAGCGTCATACAGCGGCTTAACAGTGCGTGACCAGGTGGGTTGGGTAAGGTTTGGGATTAGCATCGTTACAGCGCGATATGCGGCGCTTGCTGGCATCCTGGAATAGCCGACGCCTTTGCATCTTCCGCACTCTTTCTCGACAACTCTCCCCCACTGCTCTGTTTTGGCAATATCAACGGCCCGGCCAGTACCGTGGCAATCTCTGCATCTTGCGCCCGGTGTCGCGGCACTACGGCAATAATCCGCATAAGCGAATGTTGCGAGCACTTGCAGCACCTTTGCCTTAGTATTTCCTTCGAGCTTTGCCACACCACGGTATTTCCCCGATACCTTGTGTGCAAATTGCATCAGATAGTTGATAGCCTTTTGTTTGTCGTTCTGGCTGAGTTCATGCTTACCACAGAATGCAGCCATTCCGAATCCGGCTTGTGATTGCGCCATCCCCATAGCAGCCATCACATCAGTACCGGAAAGAGAGTCAGAAGCCGTAGCCCGTGGTGAGTCGCTCATCATCGGGCTTTTTGGCGAATGAAATTTAGCTACGCTTTCGAGTCTCATGCGCCTTCTCCCTGTACCTGAATCAATGTGAGGTTTCCGCAGAACACTGCTCCGGTATCGATATACACTTGGTTGGCAAATTTAAGTGGTTTCACTGCTGGCGTATGACCAAAGATGAACGTGTCCGCGCCTTTGATTTCTTTCACGATCCCGTCTTGTGAGTTGCTGATTCGTTCGCGGTTCCAGATTACCTGCTGATGATCAACTGGCTTTCCAAACTCGTATTCGTCACAAGGATAATCGGCGTGGCAGATGACATATTTTTTATCTTTGCTCACCAGTTCGATGATTAACGGAAGTTCATCTGCTTTATGGGCAAGAGCTTTAGCCAGAATTTCTTTGTCGTAATCGAGATTAAAGAACCAGCCACCGCCATTAAGCATCCAGTGATTGACGTTTCCGCGCTCTGATAAGCCATCAATCATCATTTGCTCATGGTTTCCACGTACAGCTCGGAACCAGGGGAATGTGATTAATTCCAGGCATTCGACGTTCTCTGTACCGCGATCGACCAAATCGCCAACCGAGATAAGCAGGTCTTTTTTGGTGTCGAATCCTATCGTCTCCAGTTTTTTCATCAGGTTCGTGTAGCATCCGTGCAGATCGCCAACTACCCAAATATTTCGGTATTTGCTGCCATCAATTTTTTCGTAATAGCGCATCTCTTTCACTCCATCCGCGATGAACCATGAGAACGTCGTTGACGATGGCGTGCATTTTCCCGTCTTTATCATCAACGTATTTTCTAACCGTACCGCGACTACATTTCAGTCTGCGTGCCACTTCTGTCTGGTTTCCGTATACTTCAACGAGCATGTCTGGAATGGTTTTTACTGAGAACGTCATGCGGCCTCCAGTAGCTCTGTAATCATTGGCAAACTCCCGCATGTTTCAGTCACAACCAACACAAGCATTCCACCTTTAATCGCCTGATAGCGCTTGATGCGCATATCGTCTATCTGACCGTCATCCAGCCAGAAGCCCGCACTGGTGAGTGCGTCAAAAACGGCTTTGGGCAGATTGTCCAAATCTCGTTTGCGGTTATCGGGAGGTGCTGCGTGGATGGTTATTCTGATGCGAGGTGTGATTTTGATGTCCAGCTGTTGTTGCTGGATTAATTCGATTACTTCTTTTCGGTATCTCTTCCCCCAGTCGCTGATGTAGTGGATCCCTCTTGAGTGTCGCCAATATCGGTTGTTTGAAGGAGGCCACGGCAATTTTATTCGGTAGGTTTTCATGACTTAATCTTCCCCTCCCTCAGCAGTATCGCCTGCGTTCTGATCACGCCTTCGAGGTGGTAAAGTCTGGCGTCTTTGTTGTCGAGATTATGGGTGCGGCGGTCGATTTCATCGTGACACGCACTACAAGCCCATGCACCGATCAGGTCGTCAGGCTTCATTCCCGTTCCGCAAATTCCAGCCATCCGGTAATGTGCCAGAACTGTAGTTTCAGGGTTGCCATTGCATACGCCGTAAATACGTACCTGACATTCTCTTCCGCGCGCTTCTTTGCGTAGGTTAGCCATTAAGCAGCCTCCCCTGTTACTTTCAGCATTCCGTTATCGAGCAGCTTTCTGGTCAGCCACTGTTGGCCACGCCCGGTGATTTTTGTGGTGAACGATATCTGTATTCCGTGATTTGTGTTGACCGCTGTTTCTTTCACTGTGAAATAGCCGCGATCCATATATTCCTGCATTGGCACATTGCGCCGGGAACCTGAAGCAATAAGGATTTTGTGATCGCGCATCCACGCAAACAGTTTGTTTGGACCAATTCCAACAACCTTTGCAAAGTTTCCAATCAAAATTCCGCTGGCCTCGCCAACGCGATCGGCAAACTCAACTTTAGGTGCGGCAATTGCGAGCTGGTTTTCCAGTTGCATTTTCTGCTCAGCAAGATCAGCAGCAAGGCGCAACGCTTCTGGTAGCGTTTTGGGGATATTAACCGCAGCTTCTTCAAGCTCTCGCCAACGGTCAACAAGACGAGCGGTGAATTCCGGCGACAACTGAGCGACGACAATAATGCTGTCTCGCTTACCTTGTTCGCCCTCAAAAACGTAAGCCTCTACGCCACGAAGTAATCCTAAGTTATTGATTTTTTCGAAAACCACCATTGGGGGATTTCGGATCACACCTCGAGCCGCCAGTCGTTCAATAGATTGTTTCACCTTGTCATGACGACTTCCCACCAACTCAGCGATTTCAATGCTTGTCATTTTGATGGCATTGCCATTTATTAACTCATTCATCGTCTTCTTCCTCGTACATTGAGCTATTCGGATCGCTCATCAGTTCTGCGCAGCAGTGCTCACACACGTGAACTTCCAGCACATGCAGCTTCTGGCCGCAGTTAGCGCACGTTAAAGCCCGCTCGACGCTTTCTTTCTGGTATTGAAGGGATTGGGATGGGCTAAGCATGGCTTTCACCATTAAAAAGTCGCTTGTAAGCATCAATGTCTCGTTTTGCTTCACCAAGCTTTCGTCTTAATTCCATGTTTTCTGATTCAAGCTTTTCCATGTCTTGTTGGTATCGATCGCGGTGTTCTTTCCATGCTTTTTGATACGCCTTCATGTATGTCATGTTGGCCTTTCTCTTTGCCTGACGAACTGCGTGGTGGTTTTTCACAAACCAGTCAGGGTCGTTAAATGCTGCTCTGGCGCATGTATACCAATAATTTGTTGCCTCCCTGTTTAGCCAATAAATACTGATAAATGGCAACCGGATAGACACCATTTTTCGTTGTGACTCTTTCTCGCCAAACATGTGGCCTTTTTTGATGCTAAGTCCAAATCCAGGTTGAATTAAAAGCATTGTCATTTCCTCGCACGTTCTCTAAGCCACCGGATATCCCACAGGTGAGCCGTGTAGTTGAAGGTTTTTACGTCAGATTCTTTTGGGATTGGCTTGCGTTTATTTCTGGAGTGTTTCGTTGGAAGGTATTTGCAGTTTTCACAGATGATGTCGGTGATACTTCGTCGCTGTCGTCTCATTCGTACCTCCTGTCGGTAAATCTGACACCCTGACCAATAGCCCAGGCTGTCGTGTACTCAATCAGACTTGCCATGCGCTTCACGCTCATCTGCGCGCTGCTTTCGCGAATGTTGACGTATTCGCCTTCAAGCCCGGGCAAAACATCAGCTTCCTGCTTTGTAGCCACTGCATGACCGCTGATCAACAAAACCTTCCATTGTTCCGGTTTTAACCATTTATCGCGCCACTGAACTTGCCTAGCGATATCTGCGACCATCGCGTGAAATTTTGCGTTCTGGTCAAGGTTGCGCTTGTAGTCAGTAATGCGGATGGTGACTGGCTTGTCTTTATCGAGTGGTGTTGCGAGGATGGCATTTATTGCAGCTTGCTGTTGTTGCTTAGTTCGGAGGAAGATTGTTTGCTTCATCGTTACTCCTTCACTTTGACTCCAGCAGCGCGAATCCGTCCTTCGCATTCACTAATTGCGTCGTTATAACCAAATATGACCCCATCCTCGAAATCGGTAGAAAATGCCTCACGCTCTCTTTTTCCAGGACACTCAATCTCGATAGCTGCTCGCGATGCCTGCCACGCTTGCCAATACATCTCAACCATATTGGCGTATATTTTATTTTTAGGATCACATCCGGTGTAATTTTCAAACCATTCTTCAAACTGCTTTCTTGATTCGTCCATCGATACTTACCCTCAGTTCAACTCACAAAACGCCACGCCATTTTTGCTACGACAACAGGCATAACACCGATAATCACCCAGACAAATGCAGCGCCAAACAACGTATACCATGGGTCTTTACCGTCATTCACAAGACGAATGTAGCCATGCAGAACAATAAAAAACGTCAGAAGAATCCATCCAACGCCAACGAATTTGAGTGCGACGAGCATAAACTCAGCCACGATTTACTCTCCCCCAAATAAAAAGGCCTGCGATTACCAGCAGGCCTGTTATTAGCTCAGTGATGTAGATGGTCATCAGAATCCTCCTTTCTTCTTGGACTGCGGTTCCTCGCGTTCACGGCGGCGCATTTCAGCAGACTGTTGGTCTGTGTCATAAATAGCGCCATTTGCCTGAATGCAATACACCGTGCCGGTATTGCCATGACGATTGAGACGAAGGATTAGTTCGGTTTCACCAGGTGGAACACTGTCATCAAAAGCACCTTCACGATGGATCCCCACCCAATAATCGCAATCCTGTTCAATCTGCCCTGTATCTCGTGAGTCACTTGGTAGTGGGCGTTTATTGGTTCGGCTTTCCAGTGCGCGGTTAAGCTGCGTCAGAAGCACAACAACGCAATCAAGCTCTTTGGCAAGGTTCTTCAGTCCTTTGGTGATCATGCCGTAAGCAAGGTCGTTGCGATCGGCCTTCTCAGCGGTCATTAGTGTCAGGTAATCGACCAGAATCATGCCAACACATCCTTTTTCTCGCTTGATTCGACGGCTTTCGCTGACGATTTGAGCCAGAGATAATCCCGGCGTGTCGTCGATGTAAAGCATGTCGATTTCACTCAAGCGATTGGCTGTTTCGATCGCCCTGTTGAAGTCACCATCGTAATCACCCTGATAGCCGTCATCAGCGTCATTTGTCGCCGGAAGGTAAAAAATATTCGGGTTAACACCTGACTTCTGTCCTACCAGTTTTTCCAGTATCTGGTCACCGGGCATTTCAAGGCTGAACATCAGAGCGGGCTTTTTCTCATGCACTGCGCAATTGATTGCCATCTGGCTGTATAGCGTCGTTTTCCCCATCTTAGGGCGAGCGCCAATGACAAACAGAGAGCCTTTCACCAGACCTTTCGGTGACAGCATCCTGTCCAGCGATGGGATCCCTGTGCTCATTCCTCGTTGTTCGCCTGACGGGTCAAATCGCTTCTCAAGGTCGCTAACCCAGTCTTCCATGACCTCACCAAATGAACGAAGGCCGCGACGCGATCCGGTTTTTGCATGGTCTGTCAGTTGCGTGAAAATCGACTGAATAGCTTCGTACTTCTGTGTTGCAGTCATTCCGTTGCGGGAATAGAGCAATTCCGTCGCTTCAGTCATGCGGTTGATGGCGTAGCGTTCCATTGCGGTTTCACGAACCTGCATTGCATAGGCAACGATGTTTGCTGCGCTTGGCGTGTTCTTTGCGATCTCAGCGATATAAGCAAAACCGCCAACAGACACCGTTAACGATTTACGCTCCAGTTCATCGAAAAGCGTCAGGCCATCTACTGGCTTTTGCTCCCGGTGCATTCTGGTTATTTCTTCGAAAAGGATTTTGTGTGGTCGGCTGTAAAATGAATCGGGCTTCAGCATCGCCAGAACTTTCTGGACGCGCTCACTGCTGTCATCATCCAGAAGCAATCCACCAATCACCGCCTGCTCTGCCTCGATGCTATGGGGCGGCGCATAAAAATTATCGGTCATCATGTTCACCCTCACGAACTTTCAGGTAGGTATTGTCGTTAAGCAGGAAATCAAATCCCTTTTTGTGCCAGACGGTTCCGCGTTGATGGTTTGGGCGTTCTTCGAACATCCATCGGCAATTTTCGCCTACGTAGCTCAAATAATTTCTCCAGTCCTGCATCGTGAACCCATGCCCGTCAAGCTGGCGGGTTATCACTCCGGCTTTGCGCCAGAACGTTCGGATCTGGTTTTTACGCTTGTCATTCAGTGCGCGGATTCTTGGCGCTTCAGGAAGGATTTCGTGGTAAGCATCGACAACATCCTGACAGCTAACGGAAGGTTTTTTCTTGTCAGACTTTTTGTCTGCTGTGGCACTCTCTAATACGTCAGTATTAGAGATAATATTATTATATTCTTTATCTGTGGTAATTTGCTGGTAATCTGCTGGTACAGTATTGCTTGCAGGCATTGGTATTGCTGGCTTTGAGGTGGTAATTTGCTGGTAATCTGCTGGTACAAAATTTGACTGATAATCGTCATATTTCTCTACCGAGAAAACTGAGAATTTACCGTGTGAAACCCAGTCAATCATGCCGAGTTTTTTGAACTTTCTAAGCAGGTACTGAACGCGATCTGGTTTGAGTCCTGTTTCAAACGCCAGAGAGTTTCTACCGCCAAGTAGCTTCCCTCTGCCTACCAGAATTTCTCCTGCGTCAGTCATTACATACTCAGGCGTATGCTTTGCTTTGAGGATTAAGTGAACCCACAGATGCGCAGCTTCTGCGTCCTTGTAAAACGGCACATCCATAATTTTACGGTGCAGCAAGGCATACCCCTTACCGCTGCTTTGATGCGGTTGTTGTAGCCTTCTGGCCTCTCTGGCTTCGGCTAGATTAGATATGTTACTCATGACCTTTCTCCTTCTGCATCAGCTTCACTTTTTCCAACTCAGCCCGGAATCGACCAGGCTGCTTGAAGCTGGACAGGAAGCGATCACGTAGTATGTGTTTGTGAATTTTGTCCTGGTAAGGACTGAGTTGTTTTGTCATAATTACTCCTGTGGATTGATCCAGTCTTTCTACATCAGGCCTCGAAGAATTCGCCGTTCTTCGGGGCTTTTTCTTTTGTCAGCATTCTGGCTACTTTCTTAGCCAGTTCCGCCAACTCCTCGTCTTCAACACCCCATTCAAGAACAGCCAGAAGCATTCCCATTTTTGGGATGAAGCTGTCTTTCCATCGCGAAATTTGCGATTCATTAATTCCTAACGCGTCAGCAACCTTTCGCTGGCCACGTACAGCAATTCGATTCAGGATGTTGCTTGTAATTGCATTCGCTTTCTTGCGAGTACTTGTAAGTTGCATATGTAAGTATTTCCTTAGATAACAATTGATTGAATGTATGCAAATAAATGCATACACCATAGGTGTGGTTTAATTTGATGCCCTTTTTCAGGGCTGGGATGTGTAAGAGCTGGAATGTCTTAAGCGGCTTTGTGTTCCGGCGGGAACACGTCATCAAGACTGACTTTTGCGCCTAACTTGTTTAGGCACTCAACAAGAGCACGGCATGTTTTAAGGTCTGGGAAGCGACGACCAGATTCCCAATGTCCGATAGCTCCCTGTGTGCATCCAACTGCCTTAGCAAGTGTTGTTTGAGAGATATTCAGTGACTCTCGATATTTTCGTAGGTTGCTCATATGCCCTCCATAGTAACCATGAAACAATAATACGATATGTACTTTTAGAATGCAAACAAAAAATACATCTTGTGCATGGATGGTTTTAGTACAGAGCGTAATAATAAGGGTATGAAAATGAAATGGTATGAACTGGCTAGATCCAGAATGAAAGAGCTCGGCATAACTCAAGAGAAGTTAGCTGAAGAGCTTGGTATGACGCAGGGTGGAATTGGTCACTGGTTGCGCGGATCTCGTCATCCATCTCTTGACGAGATTGGTGTGGTGTTTAAATACCTTGGTATTGATAACGTCTCATTCAACCACGACGGTACATTTTCACCTGTTGGCGAATACTCATCTGCCCCCGTTAAAAAACAATATGAGTACCCTGTTTTTTCTCATGTTCAGGCCGGGATGTTCTCGCCTGAGCTTAGAACCTTTACCAAAGGTGATGCGGAGAGATGGGTCAGCACAACCAAAAAAGCCAGTGATTGTGCGTTCTGGCTTGAAGTTGAAGGTAATTCCATGACCGCGCCAACAGGATCCAAGCCAAGCTTTCCTGACGGGATGTTAATTCTCGTTGACCCTGAGCAGGCTGTTGAGCCAGGTGATTTCTGCATAGCCAGACTTGGTGGTGACGAGTTTACCTTCAAGAAACTGATCAGGGATAGCGGTCAGGTGTTCCTACAGCCACTAAACCCGCAATATCCAATGATCCCATGCAATGATAGCTGTTCCGTTGTAGGGAAAGTTATCGCCAGCCAGTGGCCTGAAGAGACATTTAGTTAACAGCCTCACCACTCTAAAGCACACAACAATAACCCGACCTTAGTGTCGGGTTTTCTTTTTCCAAAATATAAACCTATTAAATACAAAGCGTTATAAAAAACCAATTATATTTAGAACATTTTGTATTGACTCGATAAAGTACAAATCGTACTATTTAGCCATCAGCAGGACGCACTAACCACCATTGAAGGTGAGGCTCTTAAAAATTAAGCCCTGAAGAAGGGCAGCATTCAAAGCAGAAAGCTTTGAGTAGCGCGAAATGCAGCTGCAAGACAGCAACCGTGGAGATAAGCATCACGGCGCGTTACTCAAAGCTAACTGACAGGAGAATCCAGATGGATGCACAAACACGCCGCCGCGAACGTCGCGCAGAGAAACAGGCTCAATGGAAAGCAGCAAACCCCCTGTTGGTTGGGGTAAGCGCAAAACCAGTTAACCGCCCTATTCTCTCGCTGAATCGCAAACCGAAATCACGAGTAGAAAGCGCACTGAATCCGATAGACCTTACGGTGCTGGCTGAATACCACGAACAGATTGAAAGCAACCTGCAACGTATTGAGCGCAAGAATCAGCGCACATGGTACAGCAAGCCACGCAGTGAAATGGGTGTGACTTGTGTTGGTCGCCAGAAAATGAAATTAGGCAGCAAACCACTTATTTAAGGTGATATATGGAGTTTCATGAAAGTGCGATTTATGATTTTCGCGCTAACGCAAATTCAGTAAAACCACAGCCAATTGCAGTTCTTTTTAAAACAATGGGTGCGTGGGCTGTTTTATGCTTCGCCGCTGATGACACTGACGCAAGAATGGCAATAGGCCAAGAGATGGAGATGGACCCGACAAACGATGAATTCATAATTTATGGCGCTCCATCTAATTACTTACTTGATACCTGCAACATTTACAACAAGGCTGCCTGATGGTGGCCTTCATTTTTGGCATAAACAACAGAATAAATACTGCACTGTGTATTCATTCCAACGAGTGAATACACGGAGCAATGTCGCTCGTAACTAAACAGGAGCCGACTTGTTCTGATTATTGGAAATCTTCTTTGCCCTCCAGTGTGAGGGCATTTTTTTGATGGAGGATATATGAGTGAAGTAACAGATTTAGTTGTTATTGAAAAAGCAAATGCAATGACTGTATTTCAGTCTGCAGACCAGATTGAAGAAATCCTTCAAAAGGTTGAACGTGAAGTTATGTCCTTTGTGCCTGATATCACAACGGCAAAGGGCAGAAAGGAGATCGCTTCTCTGGCGTATAAAGTTGCGCAGACGAAAACATATCTCGACGGTCTTGGCAAAGACCTTGTTGCTGAACTGAAGGAAATTCCAAAGCTAATTGATGCCAACCGCAAGACAGTGCGCGATCGCCTTGATGAACTGAAAGCCAAGGCGCGCCAGCCTCTTACTGATTATGAGGAGGAGCAGGCACGGATTAAAGCCGAAGAAGAAGCTAAGGCAGCAGCTGAAGCTCTCGCAAAGCAAATTGAGTCTGACCATGAAATAGCGATTTTGATGGATCGCGAATTTGACCGCCAAAGAGAAGAGGCAAGACTCAAAGCGGAGCAGGAAAAGCGAGAGCATGAAGAACGCTTAAAAAGAGAAGCTGAAGAGAAAGCCAGAGCAGAAGCCGAAGCAAAGGCAAAAGCCGAAATTGAAGCAGCAGCAAGGCGAGAAGCAGAAGCTAAGGCCGCAGCGGAACGTGCAGAGCGTGAACGCATTGAAGCCGAGCAACGAGCACAGCGCGAAGCAAAAGAGGCAGCAGAACGAGCTGAAAGAGAAAAGCAGGCGGCAATTGAAGCAGAACGCCGAAAAGCACAGGAGGAGGCTGAACGAATCCGGCGCGAGGCTGAAGCAAAAGAGCAAGCCAGAATAGCAGAAGAAAAAAGAATCAAGGAAGAAGAAGAGCGTAGAGCAAAGGATAAAGCTCACCGGAAAGAAGTAAATAACAAAATACTTGCTGACCTTATCAAGGTTGGTGCATCAGAAGATGTTGCTAAAAATATCATAACAGCCATCGTAAAAGGCGAAGTATTCGCAACAAAAATAACCTACTAATAAAACCAACATAAGGAACCACCCATGATTTACGCAATCGCGGGAGGCGCTCGCATGGGTGCCTTCCAATTAAATGAATCTTTACTTGAACGAATCACCCGTAAATTACGTGACGGATGGAAAAGAGTTGAGGTCTTATTATGCGCAATGAAATAGCCATCAATCACCAGATGCTTCGTGCTGCACAGAACAAAGCAGTAATAGCCAGATTTATTGGTGATTCAAAAATGTGGCTTGAAGCAAATAAAGCGATGAAATCAGCTATCAATCTTCCGTGGTATCGCAGGAAATGAGTTTTACAGATAACTGGTCAGACGAAGAATTCATTCGTCAGATGAAAGATTTAATCGGTAACGAAGGAGATATTCATGTCACTTGCAACCACAGTGAAGGAGAGCAAGTTACAGAGACGCATGTACACGCAGAAAGCTCTCTGGTATCGCCATAATGGCGACCGCGAAGGAATGCGGGTATGCCTTAATTTGTCCCGAGTAGAAGTATTAAATCAGCGTTATTTCCTTGGGCCATGTCCATTCTGAGAACAATCATATGAGCAAAGAATTTTACGCAAGACTGGCAGCTATTCAGGAGAATCTGAACGCGCCAAAGAATCAGTACAACTCATTCGGTAAATATAAATACAGAAGCTGCGAAGACATTCTTGAAGGCGTTAAGCCGTTACTGAATGGCCTGTTTTTATCAATCAGCGATGAAGTTGTGTTGATTGGTGATCGGTATTACGTGAAAGCCACGGCAACTATTACCGATGGCGAAAACAGTCATACGGCAACCGCCCTTGCACGAGAGGAAGAAAGCAAGAAAGGAATGGATTCTGCACAAGTTACGGGAGCCACAAGCTCTTATGCACGCAAGTATTGCCTTAATGGTTTGTTCGGCATTGATGATGCGAAAGATGCAGATACCGACGAGCATAAACATCAGCAGAACGCAGCAGCAAAGCAATCAAAACCATCACCTACACCTGAACAGGTTCTAAAAGCATTCACTGACGCAGCATTGCAGAAAAACACCGTGGAAGAGCTTAAACAGGCGTTCGCCAAAGCGTGGAAGATGCTCGAAGGCACACCGGAGCAGCACAAAGCGCAGGACGTTTACAACATCAGACGAGACGAATTAGAAGGAGCGGCTGCTTAATGGCACATTCGATTACTGTAAGACTAAACAAGCCCGCAAGAGAGTTTCAGGCCGGGGAAAATATCGGATTCAACATCCGTGCTGGCGTTCAGTATTACGATCGCCAGACAAAAAAGAAAGAATGGACAAACTACAGCGCCGTTGTATTTGCCAAGCCGGGAGCGCAAGCGGATTACTACCGTAGTGTTCTTGTTGAAGGTGGCATTGTAGAAATTACCGGAGAAAACATCAGGGTTGATGTTTATCAGGGGCAAAATGGTCAATCAATCACTCTTGAATTACTGAATGCAAAGATTGGATTTGCAACTTCAGGAAACAGCCAACAGCAACAAAGTAACAATCATCAAAATCATCCTGAATACGACGATTCAATTCCCTTCTAAATTAGCAAAATAAGGATTCCATTATGCCAGCGCCTCTGTATGGTGCGGATGACCCGCGCCGCTGTTCCGGCAATTCCGTATCGGAGGTGCTGGATAAATTCAGGAAAAACTACGACCGGGTAATGTCGCTACCACAGGAAACGAAAGAGGAAAAGGAATTTCGCAATTGTATATGGCTTGCAGAGAAAGAAGAACGAGAGCGAATTTACCAGACATCAATCCGACCATTCCGCAAAGCCACATATACCCACTTCCCTGAAATTGACCCGCGCCTGCGTAATTACCGCTCACGCTATGGCGCTATCAGTAATGACTGAGGAATTTACCATGAGAGGACTTGCATACAATCCCGGCATTCTTCCGGCAGAAATGATTATTCGCCAACGCGTAAAGCCAATGCCATCGAGAGAGGAATTACTTAAGAGAAATTCTTTTCCATCAGTGAATCAAAACAAATATCTGAATGCGATGTTGCGGAGTGGGAAGAAATGAAACAAATGTCACTAATTGAGATGGATGGATTTCTGAAAGGTAAATACATCCCACGAGATTTAAAGGTTAACGAAACAAACGCTGAATATCTTGTCCGTAAGTTCGGTGAACTTGAATCAAAACTAGAAACGGCGTTGCGGGAGTGTCGTTCTGCTGGAATCACGATTGATAACCTTGAGGCCAAGTGCGCGGCGCTGGCGGCGGAGAATGCGGGGCTGAAACATGCAATGGCTGTAACTCTTGAGCATGTGTCGGTCACGGATGCAGGGCAGGCCGGAGTTGCTGCAATGATTATCAACGATGCTCTGCACCACAGCGAAACCCCAGCCACCGATGCTTTCCTGGCTGAAGTCCGGGCTAAGGCGTTTGATGACCTTTGCGCGGCGTTCGTTAAGCACGCGTCGGTGTCCGGGCTGGACGATGGCGACTGCGTTACGGTGAAAGAAGCGACGGACGCCCTGCTGCATTGTGCGGAGCAGCTTCGCAAAGGAGGCAACCAGTGAGCAAGATTGATTATCAAAAGCTTCGTGAAATCGCTGAAAAAACAAAAATTGCTGGTGAAGCACCTGTAATGCCTTTCGATCAGCGAATTAATGCGCTTAACGATTTTATGAAGCACTTTTCGCCAGCTACCGTGCTGGCACTGCTGGATGAGCTGGAAAGAAACCAGCAATACATCAAACGCCGCGACCAGGAGAACGAGGATATTGCGCTAACGGTAGGGAGGCTTCGCGTTGAGCTGGAAGGCAAAGACAGCAAAATAGCCAATCTTACCGCCGAACGCGATGCTCTTCGTGAAGGTGAGATGGGCGACGCTAGGCATAGCAACACACGGGCCGCAGCTGATATCTACTTCCAACTGGTCGAGGAGTGCGAAATTCCTGCTGGCGGATCTCTGGTCGAGTACGTTGACGATATGCGCGAGAAGCTGGAAGCCGCAGAGAAGCGCATTGCAGAGTTAGAAAGTGGTTCTCAGGCACAAAAGTTAGTTGAAGCAATCATTGTTGCGATAGAAAACGAACAGGAAAGGCTTTTTGATGAAGATTACCTAATGGATTCGAAAGAATGCATTGACGTAATTCGTGAAGAAGTAAAGCGATGGAATGATTCCCGTGCCGCTGGCATTCGCATCAAAGGAGAGTGATATGACCACTATTACCAAAGAGCGACTGCTGACAATCAAGCAGTGGCGCGAAACATACGGACCTGATAGCAACGTTGTACTGCCAGCAGAAGAAGCGGAAGAACTGGCACGAATTGCTCTGGCATCGCTGGAAGCAAAACCAATAGGTGCATTCCACATTGCAGAACAGCAAGTTGACGGCACAAGTGACTACCTCAAGGATGGAGAATGGCCTATTGATAATGGAATTATTGAGGTCTACGCCGCTCCCCCCGTTCCAGTAGTACCGGAAGAAAAACCAATGCCTAATCCTCTTAGCATGTACGCGGTTGATGCTGTTGCCGCTATTGCAGAGGTGAGAGGCTGGAACGCCTGCCGCGCCGCCATGCTTCAGTCCGGAAACTTTCGGGAAAACAAGAATTCGTCAACCAATAATTTTCGGGAAATCGCGGAAACGTCAACCAACTATCCGGTAATTCCTAGTGAGGTGTTGTCCGCAATCCAGAAGGTTGCCAAGATTCGTGCCGATTTCGATGATTTTGACGGTGACAGGCGAGGTATCGGTGATTGTCTGGATGAGGCTGAGCAAGAGCTTATCGTTACCATTAACAAATATGCCAGTCAGTTGGCAGCAGAACCTATAGCGCCTAATGACGTTCGAGAGCAGACAGCCATTCCGCAAGTTCCGGTAACTCCGGATGGTTGGATAAGCTGTAGTGAGCGAATGCCAGAAATGGGAGAGCGACAATGCTATGTGTTAGCAGCTGACTTTAAAAACAACTACCCACCAAACATCCCCTACACTCAGGTCGGCGTATATGGCGACTGGTTTAATGATGGCAATCCAACTTGGGATGACGGTGATGGCGAAGACCTGTATCTCAAAGAGGTAACCCACTGGATGCCTCTACCAGAACCGCCTCGATTAAAGGAGCTATAATAGTGAACTATTATATCTATTTGTATTAAAAGAGTTTTTATAAAATAAATCTTCCAAAGCATGTAAAAACACTGTTAATCTTAACGTGTGTGAAACGTGAAGAGAGGTGTTGAAATGAGCATTCATGATTTGTGTGAAGATCAAGAGCAATGGGCTATGCAGACCCTTATGGGATCAGGAGTTCTTGCAAGGTGCAGAATCCATAACGATGTAATTTTAGACAGCGGAAATGATGCTTCTTCTGCTTATAAATTAGGAACTTACCTATATCAAAAAGATAATAGCTGCAACTTATTCAATACTCTTACTGAAGCCCGCGACGCAATAAAGGATGCATATGAATCGTATTGTGGGATTGATGATTGCCCACAATGCTCAAAATACATTGACGATTAATAATATGAACAAGTAACTATCCTCGCATTCGCGGGGATTTCTTTTATCTGAACTCGCTACGGCGAGTTTTGTTTTATGGAGATGATAAATGCACTTCCGAGTCACAGGTGAATGGAATGGAGAACCATTCAACAGAGTTATCGAAGCAGAGAACATCAACGACTGCTATGACCACTGGATGATATGGGCGCAGATAGCACATGCAGACGTAACCAATATTCGAATTGAAGAACTGAAAGAACACCAAGCCGCCTGATGGCGGTTTTTTATTGCCTGATTTGCAGGTTCGATTCCCTATTCGGAGATAGCACTCATGCAACACGAACTACAACCTGATTCACTGGTTGATTTGAAATTCATCATGGCTGATACTGGCTTTGGTAAAACCTTCATCTATGACCGGATTAAGTCCGGCGACCTGCCAAAAGCCAAAGTTATCCACGGACGCGCAAGATGGTTATATCGTGACCATTGTGAATTCAAAAATAAGCTCTTAAGCCGCGCCAATGGGTAAAATAGCGGGTAAAATATTTTTCACATCTAAAAAACACCATTCCAATCAATCCCCTGCCGCTTCAAGTAGATGTCTGCAGGGGACACTTTAAAGACCTTTCTCTACATTTCACTTCATTACATAACCACTTAAAAAAACAGTAAGTTATCACCGAATCGGCCTGATTTTCATTTCAGTTAATTTCATGACATTACAACCTCGTGATGGTATAAGTGATGGTATTCCCCAGTTCGATATGCAGATACCATCAATTTACCAAAATGAGTACAGATATGGCCATTAATGTGCTTTCCCCCAAACAGATAGAAAACGCCAAGCCGAAGACCAATGATTACAAACTTACCGATGGAGGGAGTTTGTATCTACTGGTACGAAAGACTGGTGGAAAATACTGGCGTATGAATTATCGTTTTGATGGAAAACAAGTGACATTAGCATTAGGGGTCTACCCAGATGTCTCACTTGCAACAGCGCGGAAACGGCGTGATGAAGCCAGGCAACTACTAGCCGATGGTCGTGATCCTCGCGAAGCAAAGAAACCCAAAAAGGAAGACCCAATTTCCCCCACGTTCGAGAGTGTTGCCAGAGAGTGGCATAGTGGAACGATGGGGCATCCTGAGTGGAAAGAGATCACCCGTAAAAAAATTCTCCGAGAAATGGAAAACCACCTCTTTCCTGCCATCGGTTCAAAGCCTATCGATACGCTCAAAACCCGTGACTTGATGCCGATGCTGGTTGAGATGACTGAGAAAGGAATTGGTGCCACAACGAGCCGTGTAAAAACCACTATGACGAGCATCTTCCGTTATGCCGTGCAACGTGGAATTGTCGATTACAACCCTGCCCACGATCTAAAAGGTGCAATTACGGCCCCCAAAGTACGACATCGCCCCGCACTACCTCTCGAACGTTTACCTGAACTGTTAGCGAAAACGAGAAGTTACACGGGAAGACCATTGACTCGCCTAGCAGTTCTCTTTTCCCTGCACACTTTTGTGCGATCCAGCGAACTACGACATGCCAGATGGGAGGAGATCGACATTGAAAATGGGCTATGGACGATACCAGGACAACGTGAAGAGATCGCAGGGGTTAAATTCTCAGATCGGGGTGCAAAGATGGGGGCTGCTCATTATGTCCCGCTATCTAGTCAGGCTATCGGGGTACTGGAGGATATAAGGAAAATCAGTGGTGAATATCTGCTGGTTTTTCCCGGTGACAGCAACCCATATAAACCGATGAGCGAAAACACAGTTAATAAAGCACTGCGAACGATGGGTTACGACACTCAAACTGATGTTTGCTTGCATGGGTTCAGGGCGATGGCCTGCTCTGCACTGACCGAATCAGGACTCTGGTCACGCGATGCAGTTGAACGGCAGATGAGTCACCAAGAAAGAAACGAAGTGCGGGCAGCATATGTGCATCTTGCGCAGCACATGCAGGAACGCCGCAGAATGATGCAATGGTGGTCTAATTATCTGGAACTAAATAAGGACGAATTCCATGCTCCTTATGACTTATCAGGTATTAACATTATCAATTAAATACTCTTATAATTTAAAACAGAGGTCATAATGCAGCATTCAACAGAGAATGAAACTATATTCTTAGGAAATCTATGGATTGACAAAAAAATACCACCATTAGAATATTGTTCATTTGAACGCGCTTCAAGACTATTAGAATGCGAGATTGATGATTTATTACATCTATACGAAATAGGCGCTTTTAATATCGCATTCAAGGCGGATGGACTTGCAGTTAGATTTAATGTTAATTTCCTCAATAAAAATCAGAAAATGGAAATTGACTTAATTCATCCCGTATTAACTAATCAATCACTAGAGATGGAATTTTCAACAATATGGTATGACCTTAAAGATGATTCCTTTGAACATTTTGAAAATGGGCTTCAAATTATAGGATTTGCCTGTGGTATTTGGTACGCCGATGATATGATAAGTAACATAAAAAATGGATTAGCTATAGATCCAGATTATGAATTCAGGCTTAAACCGGTAAAAATACGAGATAATGTTTTGATGGCAACGGCCTCATATGAAGGAAATAAGGTCATTGAGATTCCATTTGAAGATCTTCTTATCATGCGAAGAGATTTAGAGTTAATATGGAAATCAGTAAAAACTGGAATTCCTATGCCAAGTTTACTTACGAAAAGAATTTCATCTGAACCTAAAATCCCCAAGCGATTAAATAACACTGCTGAGCATCATGCAAAAAATAGGGAGGGGTTATTAAATGCAGCCATATATATATTAGCAAAATACCCAAGCGAATGTCGTGGTGAAAGAAAAGAGATAAGTCCTGAAAAGTGGACTAACGCCATAATTAAACATTTAGGAGAGCTACCTCCAATATTTATCACTAATGAACAAGAAATCTTAAGAAAATTACGATTAGCGGTTAATCATGCGGGATTAAAACAAAAGGGGTAGACTGAAACAATCTACAGGTAGAGTTGATTACACTACCTTCACAGCATTTTGATATCCCCATAGTATCTGCCGTGTTCATTACATAATACGGCAGGTAATTTCATGACATTAAAAACTTATCCTATCACTGGACATGCCCGCCCACGAGCTACTGCTGACTTTTTGCAAATAAGTACGGTTACTCTCTGGCGCTGGGAAAAGAACAATCCTGAATTTCCCAAATCTATACGCATTTCAAAACGGGTATCTGTTTACGATGCACAAGAAATTAGGCAGTGGGTTAAAGCTCAATCAGCAGGATTGGAGGAAGTAGTGTAATGACAATATTAACAAAGCTGGGGAGAAAAAAGCCTCCCCAACGTATTAATCAATTCTTTGGTTCTAAACCTCGGCTTTGTAACTCTTTGCGTAGAATGCGCTTGATCCAAGCCGCTAGCGATTCATCGCCATCCTGCTGTTGTGCTTGTTCCATCAGTTCACGCAGTTCAGGGTCAAGTCGGAACTGGAATGGCGGATTCCCACGTCTTTCATTTTTGTGTGTTGACACGTCAATTACACCCATTGTAATGTATTTATGTGTAATGACACATTACACACAGAAAAACAAAATAGCAACGCCCCGGAGTGTTTGCAGCAGCACCGAGGCGTCTGACCAGCACGTTATATGAGGTAACGAAGATGGCTAAACAGAAGTGTACCTGGTTATTTGCGGCGATCAACCGCAGTCAACGCAATGCCCGTCCTGTGATGTTAAGGATCACCGCAGATAACGAACGATCAGCGCGGCGCAGACTTGCCCCGGACTATGTACTGAGCTTTGCCGGGCGCATTCCCTGCGGAGGTGAACATGCGTAATTATCCGCACCCCGGCGAACGCTGGCAGCATGAACGTGGCTGGACGGTCACGATTATCCGATTAATAGAAGCCTCGCCCTCTGTGGCGCTGGTTAATCCTGAATTCAGCTGTGAAGTGCTGATACGTCATGACAGCGACAACCAGCTTTCTTCCTGCCCTCTGGCATGGTTTGAACAGCGGTATACGCGCCTGTTTGATGTACCGCTCTTTAAGCCTGCACCAGCTCCTGCAGGCAGTAGTGGTTCCGGCCCGCTGACACTGCATCCGTCTGTGCTATTTATCCGCTGGCGGGAGCGTACCATACGGCGTTCTGCTGAGCCTGACGACGGTCACTATTCAAAGTTTCTCTGACAAAATACCGCTGAAAACGGAGTAATTCACGATGAATATTTCAAACGGGCTCAACGGTGCTCAGGGCCACACTTTGCCTGAAAAACACAATACCGGTGCTTTTGCCTATGGGTTGTCAGAGGACAGTTTCGGAAAGCTGACCCGCGCAAGAAATGCCTGCGACATGCTCCAGCTTCTCTTTTCTGAATACCCGTCTCAGGCCGGAGCACTGGACGCAGGCTGTGCGCCTGGTGTCGCCGCGCTGATGGAGTACCTGCTGGCAGATTTGACGGATATTGCACACAGCTGCGCACTGATTGAAGGAGGTGCCAGATGAACCAGCCGCAGGTTTCCATTTTCCCGGTAGAAATGACCACCGCGCTTTACCGGCGGGCTATTGCTTCAGCATGGCGGCAGAAAATGCTGAACGAAACTGGCAGTGATCAGTATGGTCCGCACAGCCTGACAGTGGAGCGTATTGAAATGGCCATTGCGCTGCATATCGAGTGCGTACTGATTAACGAGTACGGCGAAGTGCAGGGCGCCGCTGCCGCGCTGGCACTGCTGACTGACATGCTGGAGCCGTCACTGCTGACCGCGCCGCCGGTACTGACCGCGCGCGGCTGTGAAGTGATGGCGGAGATGTACCGCACGCTTCCGGCGGCCTTTGATGACTTCTGCAGTACCGGTGTGACGTTGTATGAGGGGGAAGTATGACAATACAGACGGTTACGCAGGTTTCAGCCGCCGCACGGGGGAAATGGCCCGTTATTCTGCAGATGCTGCGTATTGATGTACCTGAAAACGGCAGGCACGGTCCCTGCCCGAAATGTGGGGGCAAGGATCGTTTTCGCCTTGATGACCTTGACGGGCGCGGGACGTGGATCTGCAGCCAGTGTGGCAATGGTGACGGTCTGGATCTGGTTAAGCTCGTAACCGGTTACAGCGTCAGAAAGGCTGCGCAGGAGGTGGCGCAGGTGCTTAATGTGCCGGATATGCAGGAACTGCCTGTTAAGCCTGCCAGACAAAAAGCCCCTAAACGCGACATGGGTCTTACCGTGGCGGCGCTGATGAAAGAGAGCCACACGGGAGAAAGCGCCTATCTGACAGGAAAAGGGTTCGCCGGATACCCGGCCTCTCTGACCGGAAGCGTACAGCATATCAGCGGTAAGGATTTTCCTGCCGGTTCCCTGCTGTTACCACTCACGACCAACACCGGAGCCGTGACCGGTGCACAGCTTATCGCCCCGACGGGTGAAAAAAGCATACTGCCCGGCAGCACGATGAAAGGCGCGTTTGTGTCGCTCAGCCCGTTACCGTCTGAACCACCGATACAGGTGGTGATTACCGAAGGTTACGCTACGGCGCTGACGGTAAGCCAGCTCACTGCCGGATGCGTAGTGGCTGCCATATCTGCGGGCAACCTGCCCAATGTGGCGCAGTCGCTGCGGGCACGCTGGCCTGAGGTAAAAATTATCATCGCCGGTGATAACGATTTTCAGGACGGGGGTGAGAATCCCGGCAGAGCCTTTGCTGAACGGGCGGCAAAAGCTGTTGGCGGCTGGATGACGCTGCCACCAGGAGAGATTAAGGCTGACTGGAATGACTTTCATCGGGAGCACGGTATTACCCGTGCCCGTGAAGCCTTTCGCAACGGTCTGGTACTGTGCGGGGAAAGCCGCACGCAACTGCCGCACGGGTTCCGTCTTACCCAGGAATATCTCTGGTATGAAAAGCAGGTACAGCGCAACGGTGAGACGGAGATCCAGAACGTCAAAATATGCAGCCCGCTGCGCGTGACGGCAATCACCTGCGATGCCGATGGCGGTAACTTCGGACGACTGCTGGAATGGGAAGATACGTGGGGTGAGTGTCGCCGCTGGGCGATGCCGATGGAAATGCTGAGCGGCAGTGGTGAGGAACTGCGCCGGGTACTGCTGGTTAACGGGCTGTCTTATATCAGCACCACCGGTGAGGCACGCGCACGCCTGATGGAATATATCTCACTGTGTAAACCGGAACGCCGCGTGACCTGCGTCAGTCGTACTGGCTGGCATGGTCAGGTTTACGTCCTGCAGGATGAGGTCAGCGGTGAAGGTGCAGAGGGTGTCATTCTCCAGACCACTTCCGTGCAGGGGCGTGATTTCCGCGTGTCGGGCACAACAGAGGAATGGCGGGAGCATGTATCCCGCTACTGTACCGGCAACTCCCGCGTGGCATTTGCTGTCAGCCTGGCCTTTGCTGCACCACTGTTACGGCTGGTTGGTATGGACGGCGGCGGCTACCACCTCAAAGGGGAATCGACAGACGGTAAGACCACCACCATGAAAGCAGCAACCTCCGTCTGCGGCGGGCCTGACTACTGGCAGACATGGCGGGCCACCGGCAACGCGCTGGAGGGATGCGCCAGCCGCCGCAACGATGCCGCCATGATGCTTGATGAGATCCGGGAAGTTGACGGACGCGAGGCAGGCAATATCGCCTACATGCTGGCAAACGGTCAGGGCAAGGGCCGTGCCGGTACGGACGGTGAGCTGCGTACCCGTAAGCAGTGGCGCCTGTTGTTCTTTTCAACTGGCGAGTTGTCTCTGACCGAACATGCGGCAAAGGCCGGTGAGCGTACTTTTGCCGGGATGGAAGTCAGGATGATCCAGATCCCCAGTGATTCCGGGAAGTTTGGCGTTTTTGAGGAGCTGCACGGCTTCGACAGCGGCAAGGCTCTGGCAGAGCATCTTGAATGGGCCACGTCCTGCTACTACGGTTCGCCGTTCCGGGAGTGGCTGAAAGCACTGACCGCTGATCTTAACGGACTAACGGCACAGGCAAAATCGCTGATGAAGGAATATGCTGCCGCCCTGACTCCGAAAGATGCAGGCAATCAGGTGGGCCGGGCTGTGAACCGCTTTGCACTGGTGGCGATGGCAGGTGAACTGGCAACCCGTCTGGGTATCACCGGCTGGCCTGAGGGTGAAGCACTGCGGGCAACCCGCGTCTGCCTGAACGCATGGCTGAAAGATCGCGGGCACACCGCCAATCAGGAAGATATCGCCGCACTGGAGCAGGTTCGCAGTTTCTTTACCGCGAATCAGTACAGCCGCTTTGCAGACTGGTATGACGAGCGCAACCGCCCCGGCAATATGGTGGGCTGGCGAAGGGTGGAGAAAGGCAGTACCGCGCAGGGCACGGAAGCTGTCACTACGTTCTATGTCATGCCGTCCGGCTGGAAAGAAATCTGCAGGGGATTTGACCCGCGCAAGGTGGCGCGTCTGTGCGCAGATCGTGGATACCTGCTGCCCTCCACTGATGGCAAACTCCAGACAACCATTCGCCCGCCAGAGATGAATCCCCGCAGGCTCTATGTCTTCAACAGCGAGGTGCCGGGTTAAGGCTTTGCGTGAGTCTTATTTATTAAGGGTAACAGGTGAAACAGGTGGAACAACCGTATTTTACAAGGGCTGAACCTGTTTCACCTTCTGAAATAGTGAGGTGGAACAGATGTAACGCCAGCCAATCCGCTGTTCCACCTTGTTACCCGCGATGTTCCACCGGTGCAGTGTATATAAATACTTTATAAAACAAAGCAGTAACACATGTTTCACCTGTTCCACCGCATCAGGGACATAAAGCAGACTGAAACAGAGGGCATTTTTATCTGGCTGGCTTTCATAGCCACGTCTGAATAACCGCAAGCGCCCGTTGTGCCAGCCACCACACACTGATCACCGATAGTGTGCTTGTGTCAGCCACGACACAATTGACGTAACGAACCAACCCGACAGGAGAAGTCATGAACAACACCGCAGTGAATAACAACCTTTCCACTTTTCCGGCTGTAACGCAGCGGGCACTGGAAACCATGAACACAGCCAGAAACGCATGGCTTGAAGCACGTCGTCAGCAGAAAGCGGCAGCGGATAATATTGCGACAATCCGCCAGCGTCGCGCTGAAATGGAAGCCACGACGAACACACTGAATGAGGAGTGGCGCACGCTGTTTCGTGAAAGTCAGGGCGTGGTCTCAAAGGAAATGAAAAAACTGCGCACGGAAATTGCGCTGGGACGAGAAACGCTTGAGGATTTTGATGAGCTGCTGGCGGCTCAGGAAAGCGAAAATGCACTTTTGCCGCAGAAAGCTGCAGAATTAGCCGGAAAGTATATCCACGCGCATAATATTCTTGTGGATATTCGTGCAAAACAAATCTGGGAAGATTTTATGCAGTCGCATGGAAAAGCGCTTATTCAGACGCTGAGCCTGCTTAAATCCACAATGGGCCGGGAAGCCAGTGCCGTTGTGGGTGTGGTGAATTCAGTTAATGACCCGGACACAGTGCTGAAAGACTTTATTCATAAACATATCACCAGACCGGCTCTGGCTAACGATGCGATGCCTGAACAGGACCCGGTGTTTAAACTGGCGGGAATTGCCCCGGATTATGCGGCGCGTCTGGATTTCAGTAATCAACTCTCTCCGGCAGCTATGCATAAAATTAAGGTTCGTCAGGAACTTGCTGAGAAGGAGAAAGCAGTATGACGGCCCGAGGCACGCCTGACCAGGCACTTACCAGTTTTCGGAATGCCCGTATTCTGTGGGCCGGACATAGTGAGAGCCGAAAAGCCGTTGAACAACAGATAGCATCTCTCCTTGCTGCCACAGAAAAACCAGCAGATTATGCCCGACAGCTCGAATTACTGCGGGAACGTCTGGATGTGCTGAAATGGCAAATTAACTGTGCTGCGCGCGAATGCATTTACTCGCAGCATTTACTGATGGAGGCCTGCACAGAAGCAGCTCTCAGCAATTTTATGCAGGCGAATGGGGCAGCCCTGACATCTGCACTGGCTCCGTTCCTGAAGGGACGCGGAGGGGTTGACGTTGCGTCCCGTATATTACGCAGTGCTCTGGTTCGCCAGCTGGCAATAACACCGCCTGAAATTGCCGGGGATTATCGTGAGATCCTGGATGAATCCGGTTTGATACCTGACCCCGGGATGATTCGTGATTGCCAGGACTCTTACACCCCGGCACAACATCTGCATTTTCAGCAACGCCTGAATGACATTAACGATATACAGGAGTGATTTTAATGGCACTTAAATGTCCGGAATGCGGTACAGTTGCACACGCCAGAACAGCAGCCTATGAAGCTCCGTCAGTTAAACGCTCGTGGTATCAGTGCCAGAATCTGGAATGTTCCTGCACATTTACGGCACTGGAGAGTGTGGATAAGATAATCATGAAACCCCGGCGCAATGAACAGGAACCAGACAAATCACAACCCCCGGTAAAACAACAGCAAACGCTCAATCGCTATGGCTCCGCGTCAAAACTGTCAAGCCGTCAGCAGATTCCTGTCTGATTAGAAAAAACGCCCACGTAATCCCGGTCGAGTACCGGGATTTTTAACACCTTTTCCCTGGCTGGCCTGAGAGCGCATGAGTGCATGTCTATAGCGCATGAAAACGCATGAACCTTATGCACCATTTTTGACGAGAAAGCCCTTGTGTGGTGGCTTCTGAGACGATTTATGAGGTGCATGAAAACCAGTCTGTTAAGCGAAGCGGGCAGGCGTGCGGGGCTGTTCGCATCAACATAAAAATAACGGGCTGATATAGTTATAAAATCAAATGAACTCTTTTAGTACGACATGGGTATGTGCGCCAGTAGCAACGTCAGCCCCCAAGCTTTCTATTGTTCTTTTCTGTTGTACCATCAATACGTACCGATTAGCTCCTAAGCATCAATATCAGTTTGAACGTATTGCTTTGAACTAATTTTTAGATGATTTTTTTCATTAAAAAATTATAATGTTGTAGATAAAAAGAGAATCTTATAGAGGCGTTATGTCAAATAAAGTTGATGTTTTTTTGAGCCGAGTTAGCCATGTATCACAGTTTGTATTGGTGGCATTTGCTATTTTTGGATATTTTTATACAGTAAGACCAATTTACCAAAAGGAACTTTTATCAGAAGAAATTGCAAAAAAAGAAGTTGAATTAAATAAATTAAAAACAGCAATGGAAAACTCCCAAAAATTTATAGAGAATAATAAAATCTTACGAAAAGAATTGGAGGGAAGCATTGCCAAACTTGATTTACAATACAAAGAATCAGAAGAAAAATTAAATTCAATAAATTCTGAACTAAGAAAAACTTTAAATGAACTAAATAAACAAAAGACCATTTCCAAAAGAGCGGTCAATGCAAACAACAAGAATCTTGAATCTGTTTTCTGGGAGAATTTTTCGGGGCTAGTTGGAGTAGTTTATATTTCTAAGAGCACAGATTTTGTGAACAATACACTGGGTGACGCCAAAACAGCCTATAATACTCCTAGTAATTTATATATATCTCCTTATGATGCAATTAATGAAGCATTAAAAAATGGCAATCATAACTTTATCTCAAGTTCAGAAAATGTCCCTGAAAATATCCGCAACAAAATTCTAGCAAAGATCCGTCGCGCTATTGAAAAAAATAAGATTTCATTAACAAAAAAACCTATCGGTTTTGATGAAAAAATTAATAGTCTGATAAAAACTATAGAGTCAACTAAGTTACGCAAAAATGAAAACGAAATAATGAAAAATAACACTGCAGAAAGAGAACTATCATCTTATATTTTCCTGATAAATGGTCAATCAAGAATCCGCGCCATGGATTTCTTAAAAGACATTCAACATTTAGACTAA